CCGTCGGGGTTGGCAAAAAGCTTGACGAAATCGACCATCGTCGAGGCCGCATTCTCGAGCGACGCGATGTCGCTGTCCATCTGCGTTCCGGGGAACGAGTTGTTGCCCTGGCCGACCTGAAACCCGGTGTACGAATAGGTTATAACGGGCTTGTCAGGGTAGCTCATTGCGCGGCGTCGGCCTCACTTCGTGCGTGACGATGTCTGATGCTGCAACCTACAGAACAGACAAGCAAAAAACAAGCCCGCCAAGGAGGATTGGCGAGCTTGCACTTGGGAGGGTCATCGCATGAGGGCAGGACGACTGAAAAGCAGGGAGAAAAAGGCCGTTCTGCTAGGACTGGACTGTATGTCTATGTCTGTCGGCTGTCAAGCGGTGTTCCGTGGGGCTGATCAGTGCGGCCGAATGACCTTCAGGGCGTGCTTGCTGGCGTAGAAAAACACTTGGCTGCGGTCCTCGCTGAAGACTTCAACCTCGCCGTCACAATCGAGCAGGATCCACCCATTTCGGCCGTTCACGATGCTTTGGCGGACGTAGCAGCAATCGTCCAGGGAGGCGAAAAGGTCGTTTGCGAGGGCGGGGTCCTGCGTCGTCATGGGTTGCGCCCTTTTCGGGTTGGCGCTGTTGGATTGTTGGGCACTGTACGCCGTGAAAGCGGACAATTCAATCGAAAACAGAGGGCCGGTGCGGCCCCGGATTGAAGAACTCTCCGTGCCTCTCCTTCGCCTCCGCGCAATAAGCCGCGTGGGCCTCTACCGGCGTGTCGTAGGTGCCGATCCGATGCCGCCTACTGCCGACGTTCAAGGACGCGACGAACTTTCGGCCTTCAAGGAACACGCCTTTTGGCAGAACCTTGCCAGCTTTGCCGATCTTGTTACGAGCGTTGTCGGTATTGGTGGCCGCGCGCAGGTTTTCCCATCTGTCGTCGGTTTCGTCACCGTTCCAATGATCGACCTGCTCCGGTTCTTCGCCAGTCATGAGCTTGAAAGCGACGCGGCTTGACCGCGTCCTGTAGCGTTTACCCTCGTAGCGGAACTCACTGCGACCGTACCCGTCGTCTTCGCGACCCTGAAAGGCCAAGTTCCCGGCGTTTTGCGCGTTCCAGGTCCGAAAATCAGCGTCTCGCGAGAAGTGATGCGGCGGGCGCGCTTTCCAGCGTATATCGCCGGTCGCCGGGTCGTAGGAAAAGCACTCGCGAAGAAACTCGACAGGTGGTAGATAGTGGTCGTCCATATCGCACTCACATTGCGGTTGGGGTTAGCGCCCGTTTCGGAGTAGAGGCCGAGACGGGCGTTTTGTTTTTGTCACGAACACTGTCGGAATACAAGGCTGACAGCCCCGGACAGGCGTTCCGCTTCGATTTTTGGGGCGAATTTTTCTATGCGGTGCTGATGCCGTTTCCGCGATTGCGCGCGAACCGGTGCCGGGGGCCGGGTCCGCAATCCGGGTCACCCCGATACCCGCCTCGACGCTCGTCGAGCGCGCCAACAGTATCACTCATACAGTAAACCGCGTTGATTTCATTACGAAAATACGTCGTCGTTGCGCGCCTCTTGCGCACTTTGCGTGTTTTCGACCGGTTTGGCCCGTTCAAACGCGACTTGCTCGAGCTGCGCGATCGCCTTGGCGATCTCTTCGCTTGTCATCTCGTGCGGCTCTTTGCCTTCCGCGCCTTCCTGCTGGCCTAGCGTGCGATCGTAGGCCAGCTTTACGGCCTGGACGCGCGCCCCTGCAGGGGCTTTCGGGTCGCCGATGATCTCCATGTGGACCTTTACGGCCAGCGGCAGCACCTGGCTAAACAGTAATTCGAGCTGTTGCTTGCGTATCTCGGCCTGCACCTGCGGCCTGGCGAGCGCTTTCGACGCTGCGCCGGAAGTATCGCTAAAGCCCGCCATCTGGCCCGAATAGGCCCTATTTCCGGTCACCGCATAGTTCTTAGCCAAGACACGCTCTTGTGGTGTCAGAGTACCGCCTTTTTTGGGCAAGTTCCATAATCTCCTGATTGCCGATCGGGCTCAAATCTTTACCACGAAAAATATGTTCCCGAAACATTTGTCGATTAGACCCTCTTGACAAGTGACATACAACCGACATACAACAGGGCTCCAACCGCATAACAACGCACCGAAACAAGGAACGCCGAAATGGCCGAAACAATCTACATTCTGAAAGTAAAGCCCGAATGGCTCAAGGCGTGTGGCCACGGCCCGGAGTGGGGAACACTCGAGGGAACTATGCGCCAAGGCCGTGTAAGCGCTTCGCCTATGGGCGCATGCTTTGACGCTGTCGGCCCTGACGGCCGTTCTTGGGTCATCTTTGCTGACCGCCTGACATCCTACGCCGTCAAAGAAAATCCGGCCCTCTGACATTTCGGCAAGGGCGCTCATGTCGCCCTTATCCAACTGCCAGCAATCAACTCGACAAGGAGTTACGCACATGCGCCGCGCACCATCTCTCAAGTCTCTCGAGCACGCCTTTCCTACGGTAGAGCGCTCGTCTCTCGTAAAAGTCCGCAAGTGCATTCACCAGGGCAAAGGCATGACCGCAATTGACCGGCATCTAGACAACCACGGTGTCGAATGCGTCTACGACAAGCACGGCGCCATTGTCGCAAGCTATAGCAACAGTGGAGACACCTACGCGTCAACAATCCTCTACGTCTACGATACAGGAAACTATCGCCTCACAACTCTTGGCGACTTCGTCGAAGCGTACGAGCGCCGCCACGCGCGTTTGCCTTAACTGTCTGATTTCACGACCGACAATCATCACAAACCGACAAGGAACAAACACCATGACCATCACAGCCGAAAATCTCGTCTCCCGCGAAGTCCACTACTGCGTTTCCACTCTCGTCTCAGAACTCGCCAAAGGCTTTGGCGGCACGAACGAAGAGCTTGGCGACATCGCCGAAGCGGCTTTCGAACTCGCCTGCCCTATCGATGATTGGGAAGAGGCGGCCATACAAGAAGGCTGGAAGGCTATGGGCGGCATCGCGGTCCATAAAGAGGTTGGCGCCTATGATCTATCCGCCGCATGCGCTTGGCAGGATCTTTGCGAGGAATACAACATCGAGCCCTATCAGCGCGAAGTGTTCGAACACTGGATCGTTTCCGACTGGCTGGCCGACAAGCTCGCCGAAAAGGGCGAGAAGGTCGACAAGGACTTTGCAGGGCTGACCGTATGGGCGCGCACGACAACCGACCAGGGTATCGCGTCCGATAGCGTCATCGAAGCGATCGTCGCTGATATCAACAAATGATCGCTTTAGTCTTCGCTATTCTGGCTGCCGTCGCCCTCATATGGGCGGCCGCACCGCCCCGCCGCTAAGTCGGCCTCTTCCTTCTTGCTCTGAAACAGGCGCCCGTTTGTGGCGCCTTTTCTTTGTCTTCCGTTTTTGTATGCCAATATACAAAACTCACAATCGCGGTCTTGTGAGTTGTGAGGACCCTAAAGGGGTGTCCTCACAATCCTCACAAAATGACTTGCTCGATCCTCACAATTCCTCACAATTCCTCACAATGCTCTAAGTCATTGATTTCTATGAGAATACGTTTTCCTCACAATCTCCTAACAAATCCTCACCATTTGAAACGGCGGTCGGACGCCAATACCCGCGCGTCTCTTGTGAGACTAGCCGTTTTCCTCTCAAACCGCGCAGATGTTGGTTCAGTGTATCGCGCGACATCGAGGACAAGTTGTCCTTGCACCATGCTTCCAGGTCCTTCGTCCTTACGCCCTTATCCGGCCGCGACGACGTTTCGCAGAGTACCGCGATAGCATCCAGAACCGCCGCCTCGCCTTCCGTCGGCTCCCTCCGACTAACAGCCGTAACGCTGTCAAGCCGCACTGTGCACGACGTCACAGGATCGCCGTCAGCATCCACGCCAAGCGTCCGGACCTCCAGCCTGAAGGGTGACGACCACGCCTTATCGAGATCGCGTTGCTTGGTGGCCGAGATGACGCCCTCAGCCACCTCTAGCTCGGTATCGGTCGCCGCACGCAATGACGAGTGCCCGCGCGCGCCCTTGGCCTTGTCCTTGCCCGTGTGGTGCACGACCATGATGTGCGCTTGAGTGACAGCGCGCACGGCGTCCACATTCTTGATGAATGCGCCCATATCGACAGAACCATTTTCATCTCCGCCGGCCATGGCGCGCGACAGGGTATCGATGACCACCAGCCCGACAGGCGCCCCGATCGCCGTCAAGCACGCCTTGAAAGCGCCCATATCGACTTCAGGATTGCGCATGTTGACGGGCTGCGACAACAGCTTGAACAAGGGCCGATGTTCAGGCTTGAACTTGTCCCGCAATGCTGCCAGGCGCCGCCGTGCGCCGCGCCCGCCCTCCATAGCCACATAGACGACCAGGGCGTGCGCCGTCTTCATGCCGGCATATCTGCCCCCCGTTGCGATGTGATAGGCTATATCCATTGCGACGAACGTTTTACCGACGTTGCTGTCACCGTAAACAACGCTCATGGTTCCTTTATCCAATAACCCCTTGATAAGCGGCGGGGCCATGTCGGTAATTGCCGTATCGGCCGCCTCGTCGAAGTCTAGCAGCTTGAACTTGGCGGCCTGCTGTTTCGCGTCCTCGCGGCCTCCGGTATCAAACAGGCTTGTGGTGTCTTCGGGCAGGACATCGAACCAAACATCGACCAAGCCATAAGCCCCGCCGGAGTATTTCTCTGCGAGCTCGTACAGCCATGCCGCGCCGCGGCGATATGGAGGCTTCATGCGGCGCCAATCCGACGCGATCGTGTCAGGCTCGTTTATTTCGCCGCCGGGTCCTACCCATTGCTCGCACCATTCCTCGAATAGCTCGAGCGCCTCTTGCGCGTGGTCTTGCAGCGCAGCCTTGATCGCGTAACCGTAGTTGCGATAGTCCTCGCGGGTAGGGAAATTAGACAGGGTATTCGGCGTTGCCCGTACCGCCTTGCGGACCTTTTCGAGATCGCCCTTCAGGCTGGCTTGGCTGGCAGCGGCCGTTCCGCCGCCCTCGCGGGTGATTGGTGCTGCTGCCGGCAACCTCGCGCGCAGACGCTCCATGAGGGCCAGCAGATCGGCGCTCGAGACGAACGGTAGATCGTCATAGGCAGGAATGCCGTTCGGCCAGTAGTAGGGTTTTCTGGTCTTCGGGTGGACGCCGTGCGCCACGAAGAACTTGCCCTCGGCCAGGATCTCGACGCGCTCTGTCTGGGCGCCCTTATCGTTTCTGTCGCCGAAGGGCAGGCAGGTATATTTGAAGTCCTTGTCAGTGCGGACGATGTAGCCGGCCTTCGGATGCTGGCCGACGCGTACCGATGAAAGCGGGATCAGCTTCTTGACTTCCTCGACGATGATTGCGGCCCACTCCAGGTTCGTCGTGTCCGCATCAATCATGACAAGGCCGTCACCCGTCTTCAGGCCGACACCCGCTCCCAGGCGGTGCCAGCGATCCAAGTCAAGCTCGTCGTTCTCGTAGTGGACGAAATCGAAACCGTACCACTCGCCGTTGCCATTCTTCACCCCGGCCGATTTGCCGCGCGGGTCCTTGTCCTTGCCAAGCTGGCGGTTAAGGGCCGACTTTTCGTAAATCTTCGCATCAGGCGGAACGACGGGCGTAAAGCGTTTGTAGCCGAGCGCGTGGAACCTCTGGAAAGCATTTTGATTTTCCATGTTCATCACGCACCTGAATGCCCGTGTTCAAAGCGCGCTTGCCGGGCAGCGGTAGCCGCGGCGCTATAGCTTGTATTTTCAAAATGAGCCTTCAGCAAATCGATAGCGCGCGCGCTGCTGGCCGTGGGCGTGATAGAGAAACCCTTCACGCCAAAAGGCTCGCCCGCGTTAAGGCATACAGCCTTGCCCGTTGCGATAGCTAGTTCCTGGCACAAAATGTATTCGCGCGAGGTTTTATCTTTCGCGTTGAAATCCACCGGTTTTATTTCGATGAACATGTCAAACTCAAGTATCCGAAAGTCCGGCAGATACCAACCAGAAGGGAGTTGATAGCCCTCTTCCTCATATGTCCACGTCAGCTTCGCGGTGTCGAAGAAAACAGCCCAACGCGCTTCCAAGCGCGAGCGAAACTTATGCCCGCGATAAACTGTGTCGATCGCCTTCATTCCTGCGGCTCCTCTATGGCTTTCGCGGCCCGTTCAATCGCGGCGTCGAACGCGCTGTAGCCACGTGGTTGTTCACGCTCTTTGTTCATGAGGTCACTGAGGATATTCAGTTCTATCATCAGTTTATCGAATGCTTGCGCCTTGCGGCGCGTGCGCGCGAGATAATCCCGCGTCCTCTCACGTTGAGATTTCGCCATATACGGCTGTCCTTTATTTGTATTGGTTACGTATAGGACACAAGTTACGTCTGTTGTCTGGCGCTGTCAACCGACACACCAGACAAAGACATCATGCCGGCGCCTTTATCGACGCCCTGTACAGCGAGCGTTCGCGGTTTGCTTCTGCCAGATCAATCGCCTCCTGCGCGTCGCGGACGCGGCGTGTCTGGATCGCAATGAGGCGTTTCTTGCGGGCGATGAAATCCGCGCGAGCGCCCTCGATCGTCGGGTTGGCGTATTTGTTGTACCAGCCGTTGCAGACGAAGCGCCTTGTCATCGGCATGTAGCTCCCACGGGTTGGCAACCATACCCAAGCGCCTTTGGGCGTCAGCCGATCGACTTCGAAGGTGACAATCTCCACTTTGACGTAAGAGGGGCCGGGGACGTAATCGCCGTATATGTCAAAGCCGCCGGACCCGACGAGTTTGTCCTCGAACCTGTAGTAAACGGCGCCGGTCATGCCGGCACTCCTTCGACAGGAGTTTTCGACTGCATGAAGTCTTCGACCTTCAGCTTTGCAGAGGCCGGAACATTGTCACCGGGAAACCGGGCTCCCACATGCCAGCGATGCTCGGAAGCGGCATGTTGACCAACTCTTTAAGCCGCATACTGACGCGGCCGGTAACAGGGTTGGTGTAGATAGCCCGCACCGTATAGACGCGGTTCAGCTCTGGCAGATGCGCAGTGCCGCCGCGTCCGAGTATCTGGATGACTTTAGTATTGTTTTCCGGAATAGTGTCGACGCAAACCACATGCTGGCCGACAACAAAGCCGCAATATCCAGTATCCCCTTGATTGGGAGAGCCAGATTTAGTATTCATAACCCGTACCTCTTGTCGAATGGGTATTGATTGTTGGTCAGGGACGGCGGGTCGAAAGATCCGCCGTTTCTGTTTTCATGGGAAATTCTTACTGTATGCCATTGTCAGGCAGAATTGGAAGCCAAATCCTACACGGCTTTCGCGTTTCGTGCCTCTTGGCGCATCCGTTCGTGATAGGCCCGGATGCGTTCCCGGCGCTTTTCTATCGTGGCCGCATAGCGCTCCGGATCGGCCATCATGCGGCGGTAACGGTCCTGCTCGTACTTGCGCATCTTATCGGCGTTGGCGTCGCTGCTGTAGAAACGGGCCGTGCTTTCGCTGACGTCGAACTCCAGCATGATCGCCCGGTACGTCATCCCCGATAGCCTGGCCTCGCGGATCGCGTTCGCCAGCTTGTTCGTGACGACAGTTTTCTTCTTCATCAGAACGGCCCCACGTAGAACAGCGTCGCCGTCCAGGCCGCGAGAGCCAGAACAACGAGGCCGGCGATAATGCAATCGTGGGTCATTCGGACGCCTCCTGCGTTGAGTGAAGGGCGGCGCTGAGAGCGTCAAACGCCTGTTCCTTCTCGATATCGTATGCCCTCCACTCCTCGTCGGAGGCATAGAAGGCAGCAGGACCGCCGTTCACAGAGGCAACGTATCGCGTGGCCGCTTCTACGACTGATCGCATCTTTCCGCCGTGATCTAGCTCGACATCGCCGGGACCGTCGATGAAGACATAGTTTCCGTCCTTGTGGATCGGGACCACGTAATCCCTCACGGCCGCTGACTGTGGTCGGGCGTATAGGGCGCGCTCCTCGAATAAGATCGGGCTTGACGCCGAGAGGTTGGCTTTCCCTTCGCGCCATTCGGACCAGTTCTCAAAGCGAGCGTCCATGGTCCTGTGCTGCCACGCCACCGGAGCCTCATCGTCTCCTGACGTGTCTACGGCTTTATCTTTGTCGTTCATTCGCTCTTCCCTCCTATTTCAGAGTTAGGGCCAGCGCGGCGATACACGCAGCTAGCCCGGTTGACTTACGGGTTAGTGGCCTTTTCCTTTGCCGCCATTCCCGTTGTTTCCGGCGCCATGGCTTCCGCCGCGCTGGCCAGGGTCGTTTCCATGGCCCTGATCGTCAGGGTTTCCATGATCGCCGTCGCCAGGACCGTGTCCATGATCTCCAGATCCGGGTGCGTCATGGCCTCCATGATCACCGCTATGTCCATTTCAGTACTGTTCCTGTTCGATTACGCCGCGGTCCTTGTAGTGGTGGTCCAGCCGCACGGCGGTGCCGAGCCCGATCAGGCCGGACATGATCGCCAGCACGAGCAACAGACGCAGGGACATCTGCGTGACGAGCTCGTCGTCGATGTGCTTGGGCTCGAGCGGGATCACCCGGACGGGCGCGTTGTGCCAGCACGATTGATGTTCGTCGCAGCACTGGCCGTCAGTGTCGTGATAGAGGTCGCAGGTGTAGGTCATTTCATACCCACCTTCGTCTGCTTTATGTTTCCGTACTGATCTTGCAGAATGTAGAAGTGGGCGATGATCTTGCCGTCTCGGCTCCTGACCTGATCCCACTCACCGATGATCGACCACGTTCGTGGCTCCCGGCTGAATATACGTTTCAAGCGCTCAAACATTGTCGAATGTCCTTTGTTGTCGGTCGTGATTTCAATCAAAGAGGCTCGCCGGAAACCAGATAGACTTCCCGGCAGAAGCTCCGCATTCCGTTGACTGCCCGCAGCCGCTGCCGGAGCTCGAAAGCCGCGATGATGGCAACGCGTGTCGCTTGCGCGGGCGCCAGCCCGTATTGGGCCCCGCCCCGGAGAATGCTGGTGTTGATCTCCACGTCGCGGTAGCGCATGTCGCATTCGGCGTTGGCCACGATCATGACCGCTGCGGCCTTCAGGTAGTCGGCGGGCGCGGCAAGGGCCGGCGCCGCTGAGAGAAGCAATGCAAGAATGGCTTTCATGTCGAATTCCTCGCTAGTCGAAAATGTTGGTCGGTGTCGGTTCCTCGATGGCCGGTGTGTTGGTTTCGAGGTCCGGCGGGAATGCCTGCGAGAGGACGTCGGCTTCGGTCGAACCGCTCCAGGAAAACATCTGGCCGTCCGGCGTATGAACCTCCAGCGTGACGTCCTCGCCGGGCTGGTAGGCATAGATTGCGGCACCTAGCGTCGGATGCTCGCGGCGCAGATCATCAAGCGAACAGATCGATGGTTTGGTCATCGCGCTCTTCCTCCTGCGGGTTTTTGATGAGGTCGCGCAGGTCCTTGTCAGTACGGCCGCAATAGTCTCGCAGAATAAATTCGACGAGCTTGTTGCGCGATACATGCTGCCGCGTCGCCTTCGTACCCAAGGTCTTCATGAGATCGCCCGGCAGCCGGAATGCGATGATCTTTTTAGTTGGCCGCTTGGCCATGTGTGGCTCCTTTTAGGTCTTGACGTTGTCTTTTGTGTATGTCAGTTGTATGTCATTGTCAACCAAACAATCGTGACAATTTTACATAAACTTTCGACAAGAGGATTTCCAAAGTGGCCAAGACCAAGAAGACCGAAAATACAGAAGTCATCGTAGCGTATAAGGGTTTCAACGCGGACATGACTTGCCGCGGCTATCAGTTTGAGATCGGGAAGACGTTCAAGCACGATGGCGAAGTAGAGACGTGCGTATCGGGCTTTCATGCCTGCGAACACCCGCTGAACGTATTCAATTACTACCCGCCAGCCACCAGCCGTTACGCCATCGTCGAGATGGGCGGCAAGACCCATCGGGAAGGAACGGATACCAAGATCGCGTCGGCTGAAATCACGATCAAGGCGGAACTGAAGATCCCTGAATTGATCGCGGCTGCGGTCAAATACGTCTTCGACCGCGCGAAGTGGTCCGAAGGTCCGGTCGTGACTGGCGATAATGAAGGAGCCCTAGCATCGGGCACCAGAGGCGCCGCGACCGCATCGGGCTACCAAGGCGCCGCGACCGCATCGGGCGACCAAGGCGCCGCGACCGCATCGGGCGACCAAGGCGCCGCGACCGCATCGGGCACCAGAGGCGCCGCGACCGCATCGGACGGCTTTCCGCAAGACCCTCGCCCAGATCGACGCCCTTCCGGATGGATGGCTACCAGTAGCCGACGATATTCAGGTTGAGTTTGGAGCAGGCAAGATGTTGCGCCTGAAATTCAACGGCAAATTCACCCATCGATACGGCCATGTTGTTGTCGGCGGCGTGCATATCTCAGAGGAAGACATGCACGCTTTTGCGCCATCTATGGACGCCGTTTTGAAGCGGTTCCCGGACAGGAAGAAGGGGACTTGCGTCGCGTCGTTCGAGGCGCGCGATAGCGTGTCGCTGAAATACGACGAGTTGCAGAACAAGAAAACGGACCTGATCGCCGCTTTCAATAAGGCGAGGTCCGACACTGCCGCCGCAATCGGCCAGTACACGACGATCGACAAGTTGCTTGAGGCATGGCCGGAAATAGAGCCGTTCACCAAGGGCGTTGTCGCGAAGCGTAAGCCGCAACTGCCCGCCGTCCCGGTATCCAAGCTCAATGAACTACTTGGCCTTCCAGCTGAAGCTGCATAGGCGACAGAGTGTTCACGGACGCGCTATTGAAACGGCCCGCTCTATCGCGGGCCGTTTACTTTGTCTGGCGTGTCGGGTATTTTCGGCCAACATCATTGGAGATCCGACATGGCCGAACCAACCTCAATGACGCTAGGCGCGCCGATCATCGTCGCACTGACGACGAGCTCGGCGCAATCGGCCGCGATCGGAACTGCGAACCCGTCGCAACCGAACGGCTACACGACCTGCCGCATCGCCGTCACCAATGACAGCTGGCTCGCCATCGGTGCCAATCCAACCGCTGTGTCTGCATCGGCCGGTTCGGCGTTCTTTCCTGCCGGCGCCGTCGAATATGTCGACATCCCGTTCGGGCAGAAGATCGCGGGCGTGACGGGCACCACGGGCACTCTTTCCATCACGCCAGCGAGCAAGAGCTGATGTGCGGCCGCGTCGGGAAGACGGGCCGCAAAGGCTCCAGCAAACCAAAACCAAAGCCCTAGCTATTCCTTGCGGTAGCGTTTTCCTCGCCATCCGCCAGCCGTGAGCGGCAGCCCGTTTGCCCAATCCGGCAGCTCGCAAATTAGCCGTTCGAATTCGCGGACGTCTCCGAAGCCATAGGGAACCTCCGCGAGGATTTCGTCATAGACGGTCGCGACAACCGGATAGCCGTTCTGCTCGGCCTTCCACATGCCGTTGACGAGCAGATCGCGAGCGGTGCCCTGCGTGTTGTTTTCCTGCGCGAGCCCGCCATAGAGCGCGAAGCGCTCCCACTTCCGCGTGACCGAATTGACGCCGAGTGCCGTAACCTTCTGCTTCGTTGCGCCCTGGATCTGGCATTCGCCCTTGCGCTCGAGGCGTTCGGCCTCTTCGCGGTCCATGACTTCCGCGTCGGCCCATGCTCCATCAATCTTGCGCTTCGCCCATACCTGATCTTTCAGCCGCGGCGAGCCGTAAGCCAGGCAGCGCCCGGACGGCAACCGCGCCCACAGGAAGCCCTGCGCCATGATGTATTGAACGCGAGCGGCCTGCGTGACCGTTCCCGGCTGCTGAATGGCCTGACGGATCGCGTCTTCCAGATCAGACCATGATTGCGTAATGGCCGGATTGGCGGCGCGCCAGCCGACCTTAATAATCTCGCAGGCGATCCACGCCTCGCGCGACAGGACAACCGTCGTGTTATCCTTGCGCTTCAGGCAGCTTTCGTATCGCTTGGCGGCCTTCTCCCGGCGTTCCTCGCTGGCGGCGTCCCATACAGGCTGATAGAGCTCGTCGAGATTGACGCCGTAATTTCGGGACATGGAATAGAAGGCCGACACCCCGCCGGCGAAACCTAGGGCGAGCTCCGAAACTTTACCAACCGACTGGCGGGACCAATGCTTTTTCGTGACGACTTCCAGCGGCAGGTTCAGGATCGACGCCGCCGTCTGCCGGTAAAGGTCCGGAATGGACGGGTCGGCGATAATGTCGAACATCGCCTTGATCTTCCAGTCCTCGCCGGACAGCCACGCGATAACGGCACCTTCGATGCCCGAATAGTCGGCCTGTACGAATTCCCGCCCCGGCCCTGCCCACACGAAGCCACGGATGGCGTCCGATATCAGGTGCAGCGGTCGACCGAGTTTGTCGCCATAGAGGAACTTCAGCCAGTCCGGATCCTCGCGGCGGAAGGCGCCGAACAGAACGTCGAGCCGCGGATGTTCCTCTTCGAACTCGCGTCTAGGTCGAGGCATGTTATTGAAATTTACACCCGATGATTGAAACCGACCGGTGCCTGCGGCGTGATAGTTCGACGTGCCCCGCACGCGCCCATCTGCGTTCGACATGGTGATCATGGCCTGCAGCTTCGACACCGACGTCTTGGCGGCTTCCTGGCGGATCTCGAGGGCCTGGCGAACCTTCGACGGCAGATCGTCAAACGCTAGCAGATCGGTGATTTCGGCCTTCGCGGCCGACGAGAGCTCGACGCCCTGGCTCTGCACCCATTCGACCAGCTTGCCCGGTTGCGAGCAGGCCGGCACGTAGCCGCCCGTCACGAGCCGCATGTCACGGTCCAGCTTCTTCTTGGCCTTGTCGGCAATGGCGAGCGCCGAACGGGCCGACGTGCGATCGATGCGGATACCGCGCCGGTTGATCTGGAAATTGAGCCGCCACAGGGCTTGCTCGGTGTCGGAGAGCGGAACGATGCGCTTGCCGATCGCCTCTTCGACTTCGACGTCGCGCAAACAGTACGCCTTGAACTTTTCCCAATCTTCGGGATGGTCGGACGGATCGTTGAACGCGCCGTCGCGGCGCGGCAGGGAGAACTTGCGGATCAACCGCATGCCTTCGCGGTCTTTCTGGACGTCCAGGCCGAGCGCTTGCGCGGCGTCGCCAAGGGCGCGCGGCAGCGACATGGCAGCGGCAGCGGCCATCGTGTCGACGTACTGCTCGTCGGCCACAGCGGGCCAGCCGTGGCGGGTTGCGAGCAGGTCGAAACCGAGCGCTTCGAATTGGGCGTTCCATGCAAAAATCTTCGCGCCCGCGCTAATAGCCGCACAGAGATCATCGGGCTTAGGCTGGTCGTAGGTCCAGATCTTCAACGGGCCGTCATCGATCCGGTAGGCGCACATGAGGACCGTTGTTTCCTGGTGCTCGAAATAGACGAACGCGCCGCACTTTTTCAGATCGACCGGACTTCTAGTCTCGAAATCTACACTACAACGCATGGTTGATGTCCACATCTATGTGCAAGCGTTCATTCTTAATGTGAGAGATCACACTGTCAGACACTCCAAACTGTTCGGCTAGAGCAACGCCGATACCGTTGGGGCCGGGGCGCAAAACGCGCCCTCTCATGGAGTACGTGTAAGTCGTCCCGTGGCGCGATAGCTGCGGCCAGGAGCGGTCCAACGACCGAACGCGACCAAAGCTCGATACTTCGTAACTATTTTCAAAGCCGACGACTGGCCTCCATTCTTCTATCTGGCTCACGCAAACAACCTCCACGCCACAAAGCCGATCGCCGCCCACATCGCCAGCGAGATCGGCAGGCCGAAAAGCATTCCCTTTGTCAGTCCTAGCCTCATGAGAAAATTCCTTCGTTGTCGTTCGTCATTCCAGACACTGCGGCGATGCGGGCGCGTGAGATGGCCGCATATTCCGGGTCAAGCTCTATTCCTACGAAGCCAAAACCTTCCATAACGGCGCCACGGCCGGTGCTGCCGGAGCCCATGAATGGGTCCAACACCGTGCCGCCGGGCGGGGTGACAAGACGACACAGCCACTGCATCAGGGTGGTGGGCTTGACGGTTGGGTGGGTGTTCTTGCCCGTCGCTGGGGGCGCGCCATCGGGGCGCTTAATTTCTTCCATGCGTCGCGAGCGATGGCCCGCCAGCACGTCAACAGTTTTAGTTTCGAACGCCGACATTCCGGCATCCCGGTCCGCGCGGGAGGCTTTGGCGCAGTAGAAGAAACGCGCCGCCGAACCGCCTACATCGCGGGGTTCGGCGCCATCGCTGCCGCGCTTCATGGCGCCGTAGACGTTCTGTGTCTTGCGAGCGTCACTGCTGCTGCTGCTGGCCTTTGCGATCTGGCCCGGCGCACTAGGGAAGGCGTCGAGCACTTCGGCGCTGCCGTCGTGGATGATGTTGGCAGGCCAGCGCCCCATCTCGTGGTTGGCTCCGCTACCTGTCGAGCGAGCGCGACCGCCGTTCTCAATGAAGGTGCCAAACTCATCGTGCGGTTTTTGCACGCTATCCCGTGGGCGAATTTCATCGGTTGGCACGCGACACCCATCAATGTTTAGGGCGCCAACCTGATAAGCGGCTAGGTTCTGTGGAACGGTCCCTTCCAACGGCTTGCGCGCGACAACGATTGGCTCCCATGCCGGCTTAAGTGCTGTGCCCCAACCTTCCCACTCGTCAGCCTGGTTGCTGCTTTTCGGGAAGCCGGAGCCGTATAGCCAACCGATCTGATCGCGGATTTCAAAACCGGCGTCTTCTATCGGCGTGACGCCGCGATGATAAGTCCGCGTTCCGAAGAAAGACAGCAAGTGGCCGCCAGGCTTCAAGACACGCAAGCATTCGCGCCAGACATCGGCCCCCGGCACGTCATAATCCCATTTCTTACCCATGAAATTAAGCCCGTAAGGCGGGTCCGTAACTATGGCGTGGACGGAGGCCGGCGGTAGGGTTTTGAGAACGTCGCGGCAATCGCCTTGTAATATCGTAACAGTCATCCGAAAATGTCTCCCGCGTCATCGTTGTCAGTCGTCATTTCAGACATGGCGAACGCGCTCAAAGCCCGGACGACTGCCGTTGCCGGATCGTCGTCTACGGTGATGCTCCAGCCGAGCCTGTCTGCTGTCGTGGACGCCTGCCAGCGTCCGCCATTGGTTGGATAAAGCGTGAAGCCTGCGAGGCCGTTTTGGGCGGCCTCGCGGAGTAGCTGGTCGATCTTCATTCGAAGATGCTTTCGTGCTTCTTGGCCTGTGCTGGCGCGCGGCCTTTGCCGATCGCCGCGGCAACGAGCGCGACTTGGTGGATCGTGTCGTCGAGCGCGTTATGGTGGACACGTGTCCGCATGAGATCGCGGGTGTCGAAGCCGAAGACGTCGTAGACCGTGCGGGTGTCGCGGACGTTGTAGAACCGCCATGGCGCTTCGATGCCGCACGTTTTGTAAGCGGCCTCGAGTAGGGGCGGATCGAAGTTGGCGCCTTGGCTCCAGATGGTCGGAGCGTTCTGCTCCAGAAACCACGCCCGGAACATCTGGAGCGCTTCTTTCAGCGGCTTTGGATCGACGAGAAAAGCCTTCTGCGCGGAGGCCGATTGCTCGGCCCACCACTGCTCGGTCTTCGGGTCCACGACAAGGCCGGCGGACAAGCAGGATTGCTTGTCGACGTTCACGTAGAACGTCTTGCCGATCTCGCCCGTGAGTTCGAAGGTGGCGGCGCCGATTGACCGGATGACGCTGCCCGGAGACGTGCCGAACGTCTCTATGTCGAGCATCGTGTTCTTCATCCGAAGATACCGAGCGCGTGACCGTAGGTGTCGCGCAGGGCCTCCCACTCTTGGCGCTGCATCTGGTCCATCTTTCGAAGGCGCAGCATCTCGTTCATGACCTTGCGGTCGAAGCCCATTCCCTTTGCTTCTCCGAAGACATCCTTGATATCGTCGGCGATCGTCTGCTTCTCTTCCTGCAGCCGCTCGATACGCTCGACGAAGGATTTGAGCTGATCGCCAGCGACGGAGTTGTGGCCGATTGTCGGTTCACTCATTGTCGTTTTCCTCTTGTTCGGGGTTCAACAACGGCCGATGTTGGCCGTTGTCGTTCGCGTTAACCTACAACTGACCTACGAAAAAAGGCCCGCTGCGCCTGCGCCGCTTTTCGTGGTATCGGGCGCGTCTCCTGCGTCCTCGAGCTTTTCGAAGTAGCTTTCCGGATCCGCGCCGCCGGAGCCGCCAAGGCTTTCGCCATCACGCGACTTCTGGATCATGGAGATACCGAAGGAGATGCCCTTGCCCTTCTCCTTGTTCTCCCACGTGAAGGCGTTCACGACACCAAAGCCGTAATCGCCGGACTTGAAGTCGTTCTTGCTGGTGATCGGCAGGAGCTGACGATTGAACAGCTTCGGGCGGTACTCTTCGCCGGAGATGAAGCGGATGAACTTATGGCCGGGGAAGCCGGCATGCGGTTCGCCGGTCTTCTTCGACTTGCCCTGCGGCCCGTCGCCGTCCAGGAACGGCGAGTGGATCAGGCCGTCTTTGATCATCTGCTTGGCCTTGTCGCCCCACTCGGCAACGGCCGCTTCCAGGGCTGCAGCTTCCAGCTTGGAGACATCGGCGCTCTTGGCATAGAGGCCAGTGACGTTCCACTGCTTCTTGCCGGCCTGCGTCGTCTGGAGTTCGAAAAGGCCGTTGGTGAATGCCCAACGGAGTTCGATGGTTTTTACGTCTTCGGATCTTGCCACTTTGGCTTCCTTTCAGATCAGGTTAGTCGAGGATAGAAAAATGCTTGTTGACAGAAGGCGTGGCCGCCTTCCGCGTTGTCTTGTCGGCGCGGGCCAAATTCGTCCCTGTGACGGGCGTTTCGATCAGGTCCGCGAGCTCGGCTTTACGCTTCGCGCCGAGCGTCTTTTCCATCATGGCGGGGCTCTTCAGCTTCGGGTCTTGCCACAGGTGTTGATGTGGTATTCCCTTACCTTCCAGCGCCGCAACGATTTCCTTGTCGTCGGCCTTCCACTTGCGCCGGCCGATCTTGTCGACCAGCACATAGTTCGGGATCTCGACGCCCATCTCGGCCTGTGAGTGCCAATAGGCCCGCACGGCGTTGATGTACTCGCCGATCATGTCGGCGGCGTCGAGCAGTTGCGCGGCACGCTCCGGAGAGAGCATGTCGGGCGTGTTGGAGAGACGCGGCTGATCGAGGTCGTCAAACCAGACACCAGCCGTGTCGAGAGCCTTCCGTTCCAGTGCCGGGCAGAAACCCGCCGCCTTGCAGAAGGTCTTCCCGCAATGATCGCCTGCGTTCAGGTACTCGCGTTCCCAAACCGTGCTGTTCATTGTGGGCCGGTCGATCATTGCCTTTTTCGACCGGTGCATTTTTTCGAGCAGATCGGTAGTCCACTCTATAAGGTCCGCAACGTGGAAGGTTTCGGGCCTGATCCGACCGTCCTGGTGGCCGGCGCGCGGCTGCACGATCGTCACTCGTATCTGCTCGACGACGAGCTGCGGGTTCGCCAGCATGGCACCGAGCCCGTAGGTTCGGCCCTGCTTGTTACCCTTGGCTTCGACGACGACGCCGCGGCCACCCTTCAGGTCGACGACTTCGATCAGCTTTTCCAATGGAAAATAGATCACTGCGTCGCCGGTTCCGCCCGCCTCGAAAGGTGGCTTCAGAGAGGCCAAGGAGAAGCGCTGTTCGATCTGCAAGAGGGAGGCCGGATTGACGTTTTTCGGCGCCGCTTCGATCACCCGCTTACGGACATGGTCGACGTACATCTGCGCCGTTTCGACCATTTCCTCGTCTACTTCGAACTCGTACTTCTTACCCTTCTCTATCGTGCCAAGAAAGTCGATCGCCTGAACTCCTTGGCGAAGGCATTTCTCGGATATTTGGTGACAACACGTGCCCCAATCGGCGGCTTCGCTGGTCGTCTCCGGCAAGTCTTTCGTCATCGCCAGCGCGCCGGAGCAATTCCAGTTGCGCTCCGTTGCCGAAGCGCTCCAGGTAGCGTGATCGCGTGAGCCGTGGTCAACCATCAGCCGACCTTGGCGTACCGCTTGTCAGCCGTAGCAGCGGCCTTCCATGCGGCGATCGCCTTCTTGAGCGTGTCCTGGCCGGCAGCCGCGGCGATGGACATCTTCCAGAATTGCTCGCCGCCGGGCGGCTTGCCGAGCGCGTCGCCGAAGATGTTGACGCCGTCTTCCTGCGCCGCGCCCATGTCGAACTTGGTCACGTATTCCGACATTGCCATCTTCAGGTCTTCGATCGTCAGCGGCGCTTCGGCGTCACGGTTGGCGTCGACTTCGGCCTGTTCGTCGGCCTCGTCTTGCGCTTGCGTCTCCGCGTCATCTTCAGGGCCGACACGTTCTTCGCCGGAGCTAATGCCGAGCCCTGTGCCGCTGTTGGTGGCGTCAGCCTTGTCGGCTGCTTCGTCCTCGGCGATCTCTTCCTTGGTGCGGCGGGCACGGCCCGACGCAGGCTTGCCGCGTTCGCGGCGCGCGGCCGTCTGCGCTTCGCTCTCGCCTGCGCGCGGCGTGTTCGTCAGGATAGTTTCGGCGGCCTCCTTGTAGATGTCGGGCGGTGTCGCCCGAACGGCGGCCACAGTTTCCGCCGTCGAAAGCGTGCCCCCGCCAAGCACCGCCACCGTGCGCGTGAAGCCGAGCGCGGCCATTGCTTCTTCGACCTGCTCCTTTAGCGGGCCGAACTCGACGTGAGCCGAGACTTTAATTTCCAGTGTCATTGTTGGTTCCTTGGTTAGGCAAGTACTTCCCGGATGGCGGACCATTTCCGCATCAGGATCTCTTGCAGTGCTTCGTCTATGCTTCCCTCAAGTGTGGCGACCCGGACGAAGCTTTGTCGGGTTGCCATGAGGTTCGTTACCCGCTTGGACATTTGCGCCATTTGAGCGGGAGTGAACGATGTCTCGACGAACAACAGGTTCGCCGCGGACGACAGGTCGATTGCCTCGCCTGCCGCTTGGATTTGACCGAGAAAGACCCGGATTGACGGATCGTGCAGAAAGCGCTGCTCCGCTTCGCCTCGCGCTGTCGGCCTACTGCTGCCGTCAAGCAAGACAACGCCATACGTCGAAAGCCCGTCTTTCAGGACCTGGCCGACGTCGCGGTGCCAGTACGCCAGCACGATCTTGTCGAGCCCGCATTCAAACTCTTCCTTGACGGCAGCGACGACCGCGTGGGCCTTGATCTCGCCCGTCAAACGACGTAGCGGGCCGAGCTCCATTTCGAGCGTCTTGGTGTCTCCGGCCTCTGCGGCGGCCAAGACTGTCTTGGCGTCCAGCTTGTCTTCGACTTCCCGGCGCATGGCGGGCGAGACGGCGAGCGGCAGCGTTTCGTAGATCGGCGCCCGGATGCCGACGTCCTGTTGGGTCCGCCGCAACATGAAGTCACCGATCCGGGCGCGCAGCTCTTCCAGGTTCCGACCGCCGACAACGACGGGGATCTTCCGGAAGTTCGAAATCTTCTTCATCCGCACGACGCAGTAGCGGTGCAGGAAATCCTGGTATTTCGTGACGTCAGGGGCGTCGTTAGACGCATGCAGCTTATGTGGCGCTAGCGCCCGCAACATCGGGTAGATATCGGCCGGGCTGTTCGGGAGCGGCGTGCCAGTCAGGCACCAGACCTTGTAGTCGGCCGCTCTTGTCAGCGCCGTGCTGTCGTTGATGAGCGAGCCGCCGAGCGTGAAGTCGCCATAGGCCGCTTGCGTGCGCTTCGTCTCTACACTCTTGGCATAGTGGCCCTCGTCGAGAATGAGACGATCCCACTTCCGCCCGATGAGCTGCGACCGGATTTTCGGGTCCGTGATACCGCCCCATCCGACGATGACAGAGGCCGCCTTGTTGCTGATCTTGTCGGTGCCCTTGGCGATGACCTGCGCTTGGCGGCCATATGGCGACCAGGCGCTAAGGGCGCGGCGCCAGACCGGACGGCCAGAGGCCGTCGTCACGATCAGAACCTTTTCCTCGAGATTGTAGTCGGCCGCCATGATGGCCGCGCCGGTCTTGCCGCAACGCGGTTCATCCGCAAGGAGAGCGGATTGCCGCTCTGCCAGGAATTGCGCGCCGATAATTTGGGTTGGGAAAGGTGTGGGCAACGGTAGTTCCTTCAGGATAGCCAGGCAAGACATGAAAGCAGAAGATCGGAACAGCGTCGGCCGTTGTAGGTCGTAATATCCTACTTAACAGACGCAGCGTCAACCGGCTGGAGGCCGCTAACCTCGGCTCCGGTCAGTGTATAGCCTATGAGATCCACGAAGCTGTCGCGATGGTCTGGCGTCTCGCAAAGACGAGCTTCTTTCATCAATCGCATCATCGGTGAAACGTCGGCCGCTGTGATATGGACGTCGCGCCCGGTGTTCAGGAAGTACGCTTGCCAGAACCGGGCAATGCGTTCGAACGCCATCTCTGGCCCGGCGTAGATGCTGCGACGAGCGCCGTTGACGATGCTGACTGCTTCGTCGGCCAACTCTTTTTTGACGTCGGGCGTTTCAACCCGGTCACGTTTGGCTTTCTCGCGCGCCGTCGCATACTCTTCGTAGGCGTCCAGCGCGTCCCATTCGGCGATAAGATCGAACTCCGGACGATTTCTTATGTAGTTCTCTAGCCCGTGCTTACCATCAACCGCGTATAGCCGAACCTCGCCCTGTTCGGACGTAGAGGCGGCAGAAAACCCGGCACCGTATTTTCGCACCGGCCCCGCTTTAAACCCGTCGCGGCGTCTGTAGAACTTCCCTTCTTCGATCCGCAGTGTCATCCGAAAATTCCTTCCCCTTCGATCGGGCGAACTGTAACCCACAGGCCGGGTTTCTCGCCGTATCGCTTGTCGATGTTGGTTGTCACGATCTGGCTGTCGTCAATCCATACAACGAGATTGAGAGCGTCCAGCATTTTCATCACATTATCGAGGTCGGGCTTTTTCGTCGGCCATTCCCGGCCCGCTCTGGCAGCCTCTTGTCGCTTCTTCGGCCAGGACGGCGCGATCGGCACGACAATCCTCAAATCCACATGCAGCGGGCCGTCGAGCGGTGCTCTGGAGCCCATCACTTCCGCAGCGGCGTACTTCAGTGCACCTTCATAATTGCGGGTTTTCTCAGGGGTGTAGAAGTGGCCGTCTTTTGTTCCTCGTGGGCGCTCCTTGCCACGAGGAGCGCCCAACAGCACGATCTCTATCATCAGCCGGTCATGATCGCTGCTGTGCCGGTTTCGGCAGTCGCGCCCATTTGGGCCATACCGGCAGCCGCGTCCATTTCGGCCAGACCGGCAGCGATAAGACGGTCACGCAACTCGGCGGCGCGTGCCAGCTTCTCGGCGCCGGCGGCCAGGGTGTGCGCGCAAAGCGTCTTGAGCTTCGGCCACTCGGTCATGTCTTGCAGGACTTCCAGTTCGTCGATGTATTCGAGTAACCGGGGGTCGAAAGGATCTTGTCTGTAGAGTGTCCGGGCTTCTGTAAGCAGCGTCCACCACATTTTCAATTCACGTTCCATCTGCCGCGCGGCGTCACTATGCGAAGATGTCATTATAACCCCCGTCCAATACATAGCCCTTTAGGCTGATTGCTTTTCCATTCTCCAACTCCAGCATCGTCAAAAGCACAGGTAGCCACTCACCCGAAATAGCACCGCGGGCAAACCACTTTCTGACCGTATCTCTGACAGGAATGTCTAGTCTGTGCTGAGCTGCCATCCCCACAACAGCATCAGGAGTACCGAAGTTGTCCTGTAAAAACTTTACCGCGTCGAACAACTTCTTATACCCGAATAACGATTACCTACGCCATTTGTATGTGCCCTTGTCGATCATGTCAACCTACACTCCGGACAAAATGTCTTGACTTCCTCTTAAAAACCAAGATACAAGTGGCATACACCATGTGGTGTTAACAGGGGAAAACAATGACTAACCGCGTTAGAACACATATTTCAGGCGACACTCCAACTGAGACCAGATTGGTCCCGAAGCACCTCACCAAACAGCAGTTCGGTAAACGGCTTTATAATTTAATGCTTTCAAAAGGCTGGACCCAAAGCGAGCTCGCCCGCCAGTCCGGCCTGCCACGTGACAGCATCTCCGTCTACGTCCGCGGCCGTTCGCTGCCGACGCCGGCCAGTTTGTCCGCGCTGGCGGCTGCGCTCAGCGTCCCGGCAGACGAATTGCTGCCGAATCATATCGAGGGTGCGATCGACGAGGACACCCCCGCGATGGAGCTCAAGGTCAGCCCGAACGCTCCGAATGTAGCGTGGCTGCGCGTCAACCGGCTCGTCTCGACGAAGACCGCGCTGTCAATCATGGAGATGCTGGAGACTGATAATGCTGTTGACGGAACAAGAGGTAGCTGACCGGCTCCGCTGTAGTCGAGAAAAGGTCAAGCGCCTTCGCTTGAGCGGCCAACTGACATTCATAAGCGGCCGCCCTGTACTGATTGATGAAGTTGATTTAGCGATTTATGTGGAGAGAAAGAAATGCCAACGCCAGTCCTCGGAAAGGCCGACAACGGCCACTACTACGCCTTCTGGTCAGAAGGAAAGCGAAGCCGCCGCAAGAGCATGGGCACTAAAAACCATGCTGACGCGGAACAGAGGTTCGCGCAGTGGATCCTGATAGGAGGCCACCGCAACGATCTGTCTGCTGAAGGCAAGGCCGCGCTGACCGTCGGCCAGCTATGGGAAGTCTACTGGACGAAGCACGTCGAGAAGGAGTGCGTGGTTCCTGATAATCTGCGTTTCTCGTGGAACAACATGGAGCCGCATTTCAAGGATCTGACGCTGCCGGAAATTACGCAGGACGTTATCGACGAGTACGCGAGCAAGCGTGTTGCCGGCATCCTGGGAAAGAAATCCAAGCCGGTGACGGTGCGCAAGGAATTGGCCGCGCTACGAGCCTGCTTCGGTTTCTGCGCTCAGCCGAAACACAAACCCCGCATCATGGAGAAGGCCGACATCCCGGCCTTCGACCTGCCGCCGGATGCCGAAGCGCGCGACCGCTGGCTGACGACTGCCGAGATCCAGATGCTGACGACGTCGGCGGCGAAGCTGCGCCAGGGCAAGACGCTATCGCGGCTGGAGCGCTTCCTGTGGCTGGCGCTCGAGACGGCGGCCCGGAAGCAGGCCATCATGGAGCTCACGTGGGATCGCGTCGATTTCGAGATCGGCGTCATCCACTACAACGTGCCTGGCCGGAAGAAGACGAAGAAGCGGCGGGTATCCGTCGCTATCTCCGACGCACTCATGCCGATCCTGCAGCGCGCTCATAAGGAGCGCGTCAACGATCTGGTGATGGAGAACGCCGGAGAGATATGGGCGTCCATTCAGATTGCCGTCGAGCGCTCCGGGATCATCCCGGCGCGTGTCGTCGATCGGAAGGCCGGCGAGAAGCCAAAGAGCACGGGCGTCTCGCCCCACACTCTGCGCCACACGGCGGCCACTCACATGGCCCGCCGCGGCGTGCCCCTTTACGACATCGCCGGGGTTCTCGGCAACTCGCTCGCGATGGTCGAGAAAGTCTACGCCAAACACTGCCCGGATCGCCTGCGCGCGGCAGTGAACTCGATCTCCGCAGGCGTTTTGGAGGCAGCAGAATGAGCAGTTCGCACTACATCATTGTCGCCCGAAACGACGTAACGGGTGCGATCGAATTGCCGCTTGACGACTTAACTCTCTACGGCAATGGGGTCGATCCCGACACGGGCGAATACCAGGAAGAAAGCTTGGTTAGGGAGTGCGCCAAGCGGTACGGAGAGGACTGGACAATATGTTTGTATGGCCGTCTCGGCGCCGCGTATGGCGGCTCAAAACGAGCGTAATTTTTGCGCAAAACGATGGGCAAAAATGCTCAGTTTGCGCACCGAAAATGCCATACACTGACCTACATCAACCTACACGTACCTTCGTAAGACCCTTGTGAAATAAGGAAAAGTCGCTAAATACAACGACCTACAATTGCCAGACAACAGTCTTCGTAATGATGGGGTCACGTGTTCGAGTCACGTAAGCGGCACCACCCTTTTTCCCAAGCAAAACAAACGCTTAGCAGATGGCCGGACAACCGTCCAACTGCCCATCATACAGTGATTTGCGCACCTTTTTGCGCACCCACGCATAGCGAGCGCTATTGCGTTTTCTCAACCGATGCAGCAATGATGCTGTCGCCAAGAGGCGTTTAGGAGGATTGGGCATGCTTGAAATTGCCGGCGGGATCGCGCTTTTCTGGATCGCTTTTTGCGTCCTTGGCTTCGTACTCAACCTGTTCAGCGGGTACTGATCAGCCGTAAAGGCCCGCGAGGCTGTCACCACTGAATAGCGCGGCCTTTCGCGTTTGCTCGGCCTGCTGTTCGTCTTCCCGCTGCCGCTGGCGTTCGGCCTGTTGCTGCGCGAACATGAGCGCCAGATTGCCGAGCACGGGTTGCGCGCCCATTGGCGCGTAGGGCGCCGATATGCCGCCGGGCGTTACAGGACCAGCGAACATCGAAGCGACACCGCCGGGCGTTCCGCCCTGGCCAGCCGCCATTACGTCTCCGACAGGATCGAACGTCTTGGCCTGCACGCTCGCCATCGTCGGTGCGCTGCCAGCAGCGGGCGCATGCCCGCCTCGAGCTCCGGCCAGTTCGATATGCCAGTTCTCGTTCGACAACGGGAAAGAAAGGCCGAACTTGCCGGCATTGGCGCGCGCCCAATTCAGCGCGTCCGGCGACAGGTAGCCGAGATCCGCGGCGTTGCCGTGGTTGTGCTGCGAGTTGCCAGGAGGCGCGACCCATTTGCGCGCCGCTTCCGGAGATCCGTATTTCCGAAGCGCCTGCTGATAAAGCTCGGCCTGCCGCTCCGGCGAGCGATAGCCCGACTTAACCTGAAGCTGGCTGCGAATGTCATCTGGCGCGCTGGCGAACAGGTTCGCCAGCGCGGAAGAGAACTGCGGCTGCATGCCGGAGAAGCTATCGCCGCGAAGCGCTCCTGACGTGGCATACGGCGACCAATCAAAACCGGCCATCACTTCCGCTCCCGTGTAGCTGCTGGCGTCTGCGCGATGCTTCGGGCCGCTGCTTCGCCAAGGCCCGATCCAACGTTGCGGTTAAGCGCATCGCGGATGAGCTCCACGGAATTCGGATCGGTGAACATGTCCGCTAGCGAACTGATGCTGCGGCGGAAGGCCAGACGGTTGGCAGCGTCGCCAGCGTTCGCCGCGAAGCTCGTGCCGAGCGACTTGATAAAGCTGATCGCGCGGCCTGCTGGCGACGCTACGCCGAGATCGCCGCGCAGCGACGCATTGAAGTCCGTCGCGCTGCCGATCGGCTTGCGCCGGCCCGTTGCCTGGAGAACATCCAGCAGTTCGGGCGCGGCGTTCGCCGCGTCCCGCGTCGGCAGATTGGCAAGCACCGCCTCGAGCGTGTCGCGCTTCTGCTGGTTGCCGGCCATGTCGCGATGGAACTTGGCGCCTGCGAATTCGCGGTTCGCTTCCTGCGTCTCCGTGGCCGCCTTGCCATAGCGGTCGGCCATGTTCTGACGAACCAGACCGACAAGCGTTTCCGGATCCTGCTGGACAAGCCGCTGGACGGCGTCGGCCGTTTCGCCCTGCGAACCCGTCAGCGGGTTCTGCGGCAGAATGGCGTTGCCCGCGGTCGCCGTTTCGTTGGCCGCTGCGACTTTGCCAAGTGGGCCTTCAGCAATCGGCTGGACCACGTTCCGCGACAAGTCGGCGTATTGCTGCTTGCCGGCGGCGAAATTGGCGCTGTTGTTCTCCATCAGCTGGTCAAGCTGCTGCAGGATGCCAGTGACCGTCGCGTTCTGCTCCTTCGTGATCGCGTCCTGGCCGATCTGCGGCAGGTCCATGCGGTCGCGGAAATACTTTCGGGTCCGGTCCAGGTTCTCGACATCGGTGATCGGAATGGCCGGCGTAGGCGCGACGGCGGGCGTCTGCGTATAGCGAACGACCTGACCGTTCGGGCCGAGCACGGGCGTGCGCGTCGCCGGAGAACCCGGCTGCGCGGGCGTAGCAATCAGACGGTTGCGGAGATCGTTCAGCGGGCCCGCGAGGACGCCAGTCTGGTCCGCTGCTGTCAGCGCGTCAATCTGCCCGATCAGACCGTTGATACCCGCTTCCGGCACCAGGTCGGTATTGGCTGCGCGATAGGTCGGTTGAACAGCGGCCGTTCTTGTCTGCTCGACGTCACGGATGGCGTTCGTGGCCGCTTCGGAGGCGCGAGGGCCGAGCACGGAAGGATTAGGGCTTTGCGGCCCGACGGCGTCGAGCAGGTTGCCGACAGCCGTATCGACCTGCGCCGGGCGAGCGGCGAAGAACGGCGCGGTTGCGGCCCGGCCTTCTACGTTGCCTTCGACCAGGCGCAGCACGTTCGGCAACGCGGAAGCGCCGTTCTGTGCCTGCGTGATGGCTTCCGGCCCCGTCAGACGGATACCGGTCGAATTGTTCTGCAGATTGAGCGCACGCGACCAATCGATCTGATCAGCGGGGCCGACAGCACGACGAAGCGCGCTTTCCGGCGCGTTGGCAGCACTGGCCAGCCCGGTCGCGGTGTTTCCCATTATCGCGCCGATCAGTCGGGCGACCGGCTCATAGGACGTACCTTCCGTCAGCTGCCCGGCTGTCTCCGATGTGACGGCGGGCACGACGGCGTTGCGGCCAAGATCAAGCGCGTATTCCAGCCCTTTGCGGGCGAGCGTCGGCGCGGTGCGCGCCGCCTTCGAAGGAAGGCCACCAGGCGCCATGAACTCGCCGACCGTCTCGGCATACTTGCCAGCCGTTGTCTCCGGCTTGTGCAGATAATCGTTCATTACGCCGCGCGCGGCGTCCTGCCCGGAATAAATGGCGCTATCGATCTTTTCCGCCGGGCTGCCAGCGCGTGCTTCGGCGATGCGGGCGCGGGTCGCTTCATCCATCGGATCGAGGCCGAAGATCGAGCGCACCAGCGCGTCGCCCTTGTTGAACAGGTATTCGGTGCCCTGATCGCCAAGGCGCTTCATTGTGACAGGCAGCATGCCGAGCTCGACGGAGCCGCGCACAACGCCGCTGCCAAGGCTCTTCGCCATGTCGCCTAACGTGCTTGATTGCTCCGGCACGGCCGGCTTGACCACGGCGAAACCCGGCGGAAGATCATCCGCCGCGCCAGGGCTGACTACCGCGAAGCCAGGAGGAAGATCATCCGCCATAAGGAACCCACTTCCCGTTCTGCCGGATCATTTTTTCCTGGCCGTTAGTGATGATCGTGCCCTCCGCGTAGCCGCCGGTCGCTGCTGCCGGAGCCGGTGCGCCCGCCGGGGCGGGAGCCGGTGCGCCTGCTGGCGGAGCGACGTCGGCCTTTACCGGGTTCTGCTGCGCGGACTGCATGTGAGCCAGCATCTCCGGCGGGACCGGAACGCCATTCGCCTGCATGATGCGGGTGATCTGTTCGGCGGATCCGGCCGACGAACCCTGCAAGGCGGCCAGTGCCGTATCGCGAGCAATCTTCTTGTTGGCGATCGTCTCCGGGTCGTCGCCCGGCAGAGGAATGAAGACTTTGGCGTAGTTCGCGAACTCTTCCTTACCGAACGCCGCGCCGGTATCGGGACGGAGAACGGACAGCATGAAGTTCATGGCCGAGTTGTAGAACTGGCGGCCTTCGGGCGACACCATGTTATTCGAAAGCGAGAGCGGCAGCATTTCGCCCGCACCGCCAAGCATGAGCTCGAAATCCTTCGCGCCGGGGGTAAAGCCAGCTGCCACGGCATTGTCGATGTTCGACGCGGCCGACGCAGCGCGGTTGTAGAACATGCCGTTCTTCGTCGTGAACTCCGTCGCCTTCATGCCGACCTGCTCACTCGTGCCGACCGGACGGGCCTTGTCGAAGACCTGAACGTCTGGCGGAACGGGATGACCGTCTGCCGTGAAGTAGGTGCTCTCATTCGGCTTGCGGTAGACCTGAACGGCTTTGCCGCCCACGTTGGCCGTTCCTTCGACCAGCGACTTATCCGCGCTCGGATTGAAGGGCTCCTGGCCGACTGCATCCTGACGCGTGGCGATAACCGGCTTGCCGTTCGCGCCAATAATCTGCTCAACGGGTACTTGGGCCGTTACAACATTACGCTGGTCGGTAGACGGCAGCCCCTGAAGGATTGCGCCCTTGACCTGTTCTTCCGACAACGGTTTGGCCTGACCGGTGATGACTTGCCCGCCCGGAAGCGTGGCCGTCTCGCCTTGACCGACATTGACGACGCCCGTCTGTGTTTCCGGCACGCCGTAGAGATCGGCGATCGATCCGGGCACGAAGCGCGTTGCGCCCTGCCCAACCGGCGCCAGCATGGAGCGGGTCGTCTCGCCTGTCTGCTGAAGACGCGTTTGTTCAAGCTGGCGGGTGTTGTCCGCGGCATTATTCGCCGTCAACGTCTGCGCGCCGATATCCTGTCCGCGTCGCGTCGTCGCGTTGCCCTGGTCGACCGAATAGTAGGACTGGCTCGGCGCAACGACACCGCCAAGCGTCAACAGGCGGTCGGCCATCTCACGATTGTACGTCGGGTCGTTCGCATAGCTGAAGATCTGCGCGAGGCGGCTGGCCTCTTCCTTCTTGGCCTTGGCCGTAGCGTAGCCCGCAAGATCGCTGCCGCTCGGAGGGCCGAACATGCTGGCAAGATTGCTGAACGCTTGGCCGATGTTCGGGTCGTTGTAATAGCGATTATTCTGGATCGGCATCAGCGTGCTCCGAAGAGAGAAGAAACGCCCGCATAGCCGGGCATGCTGGCGCGATCAGCCGCGCGAGCCGCCGCTATCCCGCCTGTGCCGAAGCCGGGCGACACGGCCGTGTTCGCGGCTTTACCAAGTCCGAACAGCGAGCCGCCCGACAATCCAGCGCTCGTCGCGATGCCACCAACCCCGCCAAGGATGTCGCCGAATAGCTTCAGGCCGTTGCCCTTGCTGTTGGCGTCCTCGAGTTCATACGGAAGGACGTTGGACGAGCCTTTCTTGAAGCCGCCGATCTGACCGATTGTGCCGGCGTCACGGGCCTGCAAGCGGCTGACGTCGCCGAGCAGACCGCCGAACGACCGCAGTTCGCCGAGCGCGTTGCCGGTACGATCGGTGAAGTCCTTCGCCTGGCCCTTCTGCTTGTTCACTTCCTGGACTGTGATATTCGACGCGGTCGTCGGAATGGCCGCTTCGGCGCTTGGCTGCGCGACTTCCTGACCGGTGAAATAGTCGCCAAGCTGCGCCGACTTGTCGGCCTGCTGGCCTTCGAAATTCTTGTAGCGGTCCTGCGACGTGTCGTTGAGCGCCGCCGCTTCCTGGTCATAGCCTTTTTGACGAATGCGTTCAGCCGCCATCGCGTCGTCGCGGGCGTGCTGGATCTTGGATTGAGCGGAGGCATTCACCGCGGCCGATACGCCGGATAATGCAACGCCAGCAATGGTTAATGGGTCACAGATCGTCGTAACTCCTTATTTGACCACTACGGCGTTGCTGCTCGGCGCGAACAGGCCCGTTGAGTATTTCTGCCCTACCGTCCCTGCGCCGCCATAGTAGTTCGCCTTCTCCAACGCAGCCTGCGTGCCAAGCGCAGTCGTGAAGTCGGAGAACAACTGCGTGAGCGGGCTGTAAGCCGCCGGTTCGGAGAGAGCTGAAGCGCGGGAGATGGCCGAATTGGCGGCCCCCTCCGCGTCGCCGGTCGCGTTCAGCATGGAGATCAGATTGCCGCGGGCGTCCTCGACGGAGGTCTTTGCCTTCGTGCTGTAGGCCAGCGCGTCGTCGGCCACCTTCTGCTTGTTGAGGTCGTATTGCTGCTGCAGCTCGGCTTCCTTGTCGGCGCGCGCCGAACTGTCGAGAAGGCCGGAACGGGTCAGCGCGAACGTCAATTCCTTCTGCGCGTCGCCGTACTGGTCTTCCAGCTGCGGGTTCGCGTAGTTGATGTAGCTGTCGCGCTGCTTGTTGTAGTAATCGTCGTTGAACTGGCCGTCGAAGATCGAATTGACCTTCGTGGTGCCTTCACGGATCTTGGCCTGGCGTTGCTGCTCGTCGTTACGAGCCTGCGCCGCCTCGTTGCTACCGCCCTTTTTACCCATTTACATCATCCGCCGCATGAAAAAGCCGACCTGCTCAAATCCAAAATGACTTAGGAATTTGGCGGTTCTCTCCGACTTATAGGAGTTGTCGTTTCCTCCGGTGATCTCGATCGCGCCGAGCATTTCGCTCCAGCGGATGAGTTCCTTCGTGAGGAGTACGGCGGCGCGACTGCCGTGGTACGCGGGTGCCACAAACAATACTTCTTGAGTTGTATAAAGTCCAGTGGCGTGCCTGTACTCGTTGATCGTTGCAACCAGTAGCCCGACAACCTCGCGCTTATGCTCGACGACAAACATCGTCGGGCTCGCGTAGTCGAGGTAATTATGTACTGTCTCGCGCACTTTCTCTGGCGAGAACGTCAGATGCGGCGTCGATATTTCGCAATTCATGCGCGCCATTTCGACGATCGCGTCGGTGTCTTCGCTAAGCGCCAAACGGACGAACATTCGCGCTCCATGAGAATTGGACGAACGCCTCGCCGCCTTTGCCGTATCCGTGCATCAGGCCCGTTTCCTGCTCGAGACCGATCGTCCGCAGCCATGCGTGCGTCTGGTCGTAGCCCGCCATGCTGACGGCTTCGATCCGATGGGCCCCGGCGGCGATCAGTTTCGGGAATAGGTTCTTGCGGATAAAGCGGGTGATCGGCAGCGCGATCTTCGGGAAATCGTTCGTGGCGAAGAAAAGTAATGTTATTACGTTTGGGCGAGCTTCGATCGTGCCGCCTATGCAGATGGGCGGCCCGCCGTCCTCGCTGCCGCACATGACGTCCGATCGATCGCCGTAACGAGTTGCCAGGAGCTCGGCCAGTTCGTCGCGATCACTGGCCGGCGAGACGGCGGAAAACTCCTCATAGTCCCGATCGCGCATGTTCAGCGCGGCGAAACGGACGTCATCAATGGAAGCCGGATCAATCTTCATCCAGCTTGCCCTCGTAGTGGATCACGGCCGAACTGACCTTGGCGGGGCCGTCGCCCGTCGAGCGGAAGCGCAAGCTGATGTGCGTGGCGTCGCCTATTCCCGGCAGCCGGCCATCGCGAAATGTCGTTTCGTAGACGGTAGCGACCTTGTCTTCCGCGTCTTCATTCGTCGGGTCCATTGCGACGTAGACGTTCCACGACCCTTCAAGTGCTGCGTCGATGCCGGTGAAGTTCTTCTTTCGGGTTGGAGCGTTAGCGTCCAGATATGGGAGCCAGGCGTCGGCCACTGTCGCGTCATACTCAACAGTAGAAGAAAGGCCGCCATAGACATAAATCGTGTTTCCTGACCTGATGTAGACGCGACGACGGAAAACAACCATGTCGTCAATCGGGAAAACTACCTCGTCGCCACCGACGACGACGCTCGGAATATAAGTCGACCAGGCGCTGACCTTGGCGCCGTTGAAGAACGAAAAGACGAAAATCGTGTCCTTGATCGCCAGCCAGAAACGCCCGTCACGGGGCTCGATCAGGCCAATGACGTTGGCCCGTTCGTCCAGCGTGATCTCGCTCAGCTTGTCGATGACCAGCGTATCGATCGGCACGCCGATATCGGTCGTCGCCGCGGCGTTGGAGCTGTCGCGCGCCTTCAGCGAGCGGAGGCCGCTTTCGTCGAGATAAAAGAGGTCGCTGTCGCCGAACTGCGTGACGCTCTTTGGCGACAGAGTGCCGGTGTTGTTCAACACCTGGATCTGACGGTTCAGCGTCGGATCCGGGTCGATATATTCGATGATGATCGTGCGCTCGGCGAAGACGGCGATGTTGCTCTGGTACTTGCCGACGGCCTGAAGCTGCTCCGCTCCGGACGTTTCCGACGCCATGTCGATGAAGCCAGCGCCGACATTGTCCGTCGTCCACTTCGTCGGAGCGGCAATGCCGGAGAAGTGCAAAACCGAGCCGGACGTCGAATACATCTTCTTGCTGACCGTCTTGACGAACGATCCTGGCTGATAAGTGCCAGATGGCGTATCGGAGCCATTCGCGAGCAGGAAGCCTGACGCAGGCGTGATCGTCATGCCGCTCGCAACCGTGTAGCCGACAGCGAAGCCGTTCGACGCAGCGCCAGCAGTCGCGGCGAGGATATTGACCTGCGCGCCGACGGCCGTTGCAGTGTAATCCGGCGACGACGTGGTCGAGTTGATCGACGCCGCGATCAGCGCCGCGGTGTTCTCGTTCGACGTCGTCCAGGTGATCGTACCGCCGATGATTGACACGCCGTTGACAGTCAGCGCCGTCAGTGTCGAGGTGCCGACGCCGCCTGTGACCTGAAAGGACGCGCGAGCGCGGCCGTCATACCAGTTGGTGACGCGCACGCCGTCATAAAAATGGAAGATCGCGCCGTCGGCGAAAAGCCCGACGACATAGAGCTTCGACGCGTACAGATCGTAAGACAGGATCTTCGACAGCGCTGTGACGCCGTCGGAATGCTGGAGCCGCTGATAGGTGACACCTGACGGGAGGCCGCCGGGCGCCGTAGTGTGGCCGAACACGTAGATGCTGGTTGCACCCGCCGCCATTCCGACCGTTCCGGCAGGAAGCGTGTATTCCGGCACGAACGCCGCACGCTTTTCGAATTCGCCGCCGCGCGAAACGTGCCCATTGACGGCCTTGACCAGAACGCCGCCAGCGGTCGTTTCCGGCATGCGCCTGGTATCAAGACCACCCGTGAATTCTTTAATCCACACAGATCCGATTGCTCTAACTCCCCTTGAAAGCTGTTCCCGTGGGATGTATGTTGATGTCTGACGCCATAACATACAGGATGCAGAAATGAATTACAAACACGGTCACGCGGCTGGCGGTTTCACTAGTCGAACCTACAAATCCTGGGAGCAGATGCTGCACAGGTGCAAGTACCACCTCGAGTACGCGGGGCGGGGAATACGCGTAGACCCGCGATGGACTGACTTTCGCGAGTTCCTTGCTGACATGGGTGAGTGTCCACCAAGACTTACTCTTGACCGCATCGACAATGATGGTGGCTACAGCAAAGGTAACTGCCGTTGGACAACGCGCGCTGTCCAAAACGCAAATCAAAGAAAACGACGCCAGCGAACAACCCGCCACGGCAATGCCGTTCTCACTGATGCAGAAGTAACCGCCATTCTGATGGCAAGCGGTTCGCATCAATCCATAGCTGATGCCTATGGCATAAGCCGAAGTATGGTCAGCATGATAAAGCGCGGCGCCCGCCACAAGCATATAACTGCGCGTTAGGTTGTCTTGTTATAGACGGCGAACGGGATGCGCTTTGGACGGTCCTGCGGCTGACCGACGCCAAACATGCTGAAGCGGCGCCGCGGCATTTGCGCACCGCGCAGCTTGGCGTAGCGCTTGTTTGCCTGATCCAGCTTCAGGTTGGCGTCCTTGGCTCCAGAGGCGGCCATGTATTCGGCGGCGCAGAACAGGATGATCATGCGGTCGTCGAGATCGGCCCTGTCGCCGTCGGCGACGAGCGGGCTGAGGTTCTTGATGCCCGTTACCTTGACCGTGCCTTCCAGCGTGGACGGCACAGCGTTGCCGTCCGGGATTGGCCAAATTTCGACCTGCTCGTCTTCGGCGATCCGCCAGCGCTGCGGCGGCCATTGCCGCTCGTCGAGATCGCTGTTGTAGGCGGTGTAGTGTTCGGCATCGATGCCGGGCTTCAGTCCGCAATAGGCGGCGTCGTAGAACACCTCCATCTTGGAGATGCGATCGATGTGTACGTCTGCGGGGAAATCGTAATATCGCTGGCCGGCTTGCAGCTCGAATGTCCGTTCGACGCGCAGCAGTGGCCAGTCGAAGTCTTCCCACAGCCATTCCTGCGTGCGCTGAATGTGGTTTACCTGGCGGTCGCGATCCTGCGCGTTGTGCGCAGGATTGAACGACAGGCGGCATTCGCCCCGATACAGGTCCAGCAGTTTTACAAGAGTGGTCCCGCGGGCCATGCCTTATTCCTTACTTGAACAGATTGTCGTCCATCTCGCCGATGCCGTCGTCTTCCTCGTCGGCTTCTTCGGTCGGCGCGGTTTCATCAGGCGTTTCGTCGGCCTGTTGGAGGGCGGCGACGATCTCGTCCTTCTTGTCGCTTTCGGAGACTTCGACGCCGCGCGCTGCGGCCAGTTCAAGAAGCTCCTGCTTCTTCATGGCCGAATAGGACTTCGGGGCTGGTGCTTCTTCCTGCTCGACAGGCTCCGGCGTCGGAGCGGCCTTCGCCGGCTTGCTGGCAACACGCGTGTCGGCCTTGAAGAAGCTTTCGTCGAGCTCGAGTTCGTCGAGCGTATCGAACATGCGCGCGGCCACGCCGGGGAACAGCATGTCGATCGCCGGAGCGGAGAACTGGCCGTTCGGCTGGTTGCGACCGTAGCGCTCCATGAGGCGCTGACGCTCGGCGCGATTGGTGCGGGTGATCTCGCCGGTCGGGTAGATTTCATTCACGGCGTCGTCGCCATGGATGACGCGGAGAACCGCGATTTCGGAAGGCGTAACGTCGAATTTCTGCACGGTATTTCCGGCATCGCCGCCGAGCAGAAGAGTGATTGTTGCAATCTGCATTGCTGGTCCTTCAGTTGTTGAAAAAGCGGCAGGCGCAAGGCCCGCCGCTTCAAGGTTTCAAGACTTAGTAGGCGTTGGCGACCGCACGACGCGTGCGGACGTACAGCGTGCCGCTGCCTTCCGCGAACGCCGTAACGGCAGAGGCTTCGACCGAGATGACGCTGTCGGCGGTGAAGACGTTGCCCCCCGTGATCGCTGCGCAAGGAATGATCTTGCCCATCGGTGTTGCGAGCGCCGACGTCAGGGCGACAGTGCCGCCCGTCAGATCGGTGGTGCCGATTTCGACGTTGAGGGTCGCAAGCTTCGCGGCAGTAGTGACTGGTGCGTTGACCGCGAAGGAGATGTCCTCGATCGTGCCTGCGTAGCCAGGACGGAAGTCGGTAACGACGTCACCGGCACCCGTGATGGACGCAAGGTTGATCGGGAACGCCAGGATCTCCACGTCGTTGCCGTCGACCAGTTCGAACTGGAACTGAATGCTTGTGCCGGCAGCGAGTGTGAAGCCAAGGTTGTTCGTGATAGTGATGTTGGACGCACCGTAGGAGATCGCGAACGTTCCAGCGCCAGAGGCAGCGGCCGGGTAGCGGTCATTGCCATTGACTTGCATGTAGCTGTTAGAACCGGCAAGGCCCTGCGTGAACGTGGCCTGCGTGGTTCCGGTAGGATACGCCACGGTGAACGTGCCGGTATTGGCGACTGCGGCGGCAAGTACCGTCGAGATGGTCGCGAACCGATTTACGAAAGTTGCCATTTCAATTTCTCCAAAGAAGGGTTCCGGGTGACAGGGACGTTTCCGCCCCTGCCTGTCGGCCTACGTCTTACGCGATGTCATACACCGCAGACGTGTTGAGCTGCTTGGCGATCATGACAGCGGTGGAAGTGATGCCGTTGTACATGACATAGCGGTCATAAGGCCGTGCCGGGTTGTGCTTCTTCATGCGCTCGCCATCCATGTAGAGAACACGGCAGCCCGTCTTCCCCATATCGATGAAGTATGCGCGCTTGGAGAGGCCGAGATCGTCGAGCGTCGGATCCCAAACGATCGGAGTTCCTTTGAACTTCGGATCGTCCATGCCGCCGTCGGCGTTGTTCTGGCCCTGCCAACCGTTCAGGGTGTAGTTGCCGTTGGCGCGGAGCTCCTTCATGTAGCCCGCACGCCAGTCGGAACCGGCGAAGATTTTCACCTTCGTCGAACCGTTACGGTACTTCGACAGAAGCAGCCATTCCTTCTCGAGGAATTCGATCAGCGCGCCGCCATTGGCGGTGTTGACCGTGATCGCACCCTGACCACCGGCCGCTGCGTAAGCTGCGGTTGCGGCGCGGTTACGCCACCAGGTGTTGGCAACGCGGCCGATGGTGCCGGTCGTGCCGACTGCCGGGCTGTCGAGGATGATCGACTGGATACCGGCGAGCGCCTTGGCGTCGCTGGAGCCGTCGCCATGGATCAGACGGTCGAGCGAGAAAGCGTAGTCCTCGCCGAGCGTGTCGTTCTTCTCGTCGAGCAGGTTCGCAAGTGCGTGCTCTTCGCGGCCATCCATCGCCGACGTGCGCTGGTCAGCGCCGCTTTCGATGACTTCGATACCGTCGACCTTCAGCTCGGTATGGGTGACAACCATACCGATGTGGTGTTCTTTCCACGGGAAGCGCGCACGCTTGATGCCCGTCGGGTTGTAGTAGGCGACCTGGTCGTCACCGGAATAACCCTGGAGCGAGCCGCCGCCCTGACCGGCCTTGACCGCGAAGGAGACGTTGTCCTTGCCGCCGGAGAACCGGCCTGCGGACGCGTTGAATGCCTCGAGCATCGGCTTGTTAGCGACGTTCTGCTTCCAGACAGTGCCCTTGTCGATGTACGCCTCGAGAGCGGCGTTGTTGATGTTTGCGATTTCGTCTGCTGTAAAAGGCATACCTTTAGACCTTCAATTTCGTTCAGCTAGTCCGCCGGTTCGCACGCACGATATCGAGCGTGGACATGACAGCGGGGCGCTGGTTGCCTGCGACTTGACCGCCTGTGACAGGACGAGCTGCGGGCCTCGGCGAAGGTGCTGGCGCCGGAGGACGGAACGCTGCGTTCACGGCCTTGTACGCCTTATCAAGTTGGGCCAAGACGCCATCGGGCGAATTCGGCTTGCCTTCCTTCAACTGGAGGTACGCGATCTCCTTCATAAGCGGCTCTTGCTTGGCTCCGAAGTTCGGGTCTTTCGCCATCCGGCCCTGTTCCCACGTCGCAGCCGCATTGGTTAGCGACTGTGCGAAGGACGTCTGTTCCTGCTGGCGACGGCGCTGTTCCTGAAAGGACTGCGACGCCTGGACGGATGACGCTTGTGCTCGCGCCCGGCTGATTTCAAGCGCGGCTTCAGACGACAGTTCGCCCTTTTGCACGCGGCCCTGAAGATCATCCGAGAGGATCACGCCGGCAGCTACCGCAAGTTTCTGCAGGGTCGGCTGGAGCCGTGCCCATGCTTCGGCCGGATTGGTCTTCATCAAACCCATGATGACCAGACCGTCGGCCGCCTCTTCAGCGGATAGACCTTCGCTGTCGAGGAACCCTTGAACGTTTTGATATCGAATGGCGTCCTGTTCGAACGTCTTCGACTTACGTAGCAACTGCTGGAAGCGAGGATGCTTGTGGAAAGGCACGTCCGAGAAATTCTCGTCGTCCTCTTTCTTAGCACCGGCCGTCTGACCGTTCTCTTCTTCACCTTCGGCTGGCGAGGCCGGATCCGATGCGCGGCTTTCCTTGACTACGTCGCGAACGACGGAAAGCAGGTCGACATCTTCTTCGCCTGTCGCGGGAGACGAAACCGCTTGGTCGGCAACGGCTTCCGTTTTGGAAGCAGTTGCGGAAACGTCCAGTGCGGGATCTGCGGACGAGTCCAGATCCTCTATGTTATCGTCCAGTGAGGGCATGAAAGCTCCTGTTTAGATTGTTGATAAATACTCTATGTCTGCCGACGTCGCAAGTCATGACCTACAACTGACCTACACCTGATTGCTGCCAAAGGCCGGGCCGCTGCCGCCCTCCTGCTCCGGTTTCGGCGCGTTGTTTGCGCCCTGCGCCCCTTGAGCATTCGGATCGTTGCCGTCCGCCGCTCCGGCTATCTGTTTCTGCTGGTTCATGGCGGCGATCGACGGAATGCCGGCCACAATGGCGTCGGTCAGGTCCATACGATCGTCGAGGCGGCGAAGCGTCTCACGCGCCAGCCATGTCGGGTCGATGCTGCCCATCTGGATCAGCATCGGCAGCATCTGTTTCCAGTTGTTGATTTCGACCGCTTGGTTAGGCTTGCCTGTCGAGCCGGCCTCTACCTCGAGCGTTATTTCGTTGGCGATCTCCGCAAGTGTGAGATCCGGCCATACGGCGCCGGGCCCGCATATTTCCTTGACCTTCTCTTCGGACATTTCGCGCTGGAGGATCTGGCCGGACGCCTTGGCGATCAGCGACAGGAACGCGTCGAGATCGTCGATCGAACTGCCGTCTGACGCGTTCGTTGCGTTGGCGGCAATGGCGCTTTCCGTGGCCGTCGCCTTGGCGACGCCGCCGTAATTGGCTTCCTGGCTGCCGCCGACGAGCTGCATGTCAGTGAATAGCTGGCCCGTCTCGTAAAGGTTCGGATCGACGCCCGGAACCGGAACGACCTGGAGGATGTCGCCGATCTTGGACGTCGGGTCCATGTTCAAGCCGGCGGCCTCGAAAGGCTTCATGTCGCGCAGCATCATCGTGTCTTCTTCATCGCCGAACGAGCCGTTCGCGTAGACCCAACGCGGGCGTGCCGCCTGGCGATGCTCGCGCATGCCCTGACGAGAACGGTTATACTCGCGCTGCATGTCGATCAGGAGCGAGACATCGGATGGCGGGAACAGCTCTTTTTCGTTCTCGACGGCGTTGAACGTCAGCGCATAGACGGGCCAGAAGTCCTCGACGAAGACGTCGGGAGCGGCCGGAGGGCGCAGGAAGCCGTGATAGCCATCGGCCACGTAGTAAACGAGCCCGGACGGCTTGTCGTAGTGCTTCCAGACGCAGACAAGGCCGTTTTTCTTCTGCGCGGGCGGCGACCATTCGTAGTCGTCATCCCACACGTCGTTCGAACTGATCTCGCGCGTTGAACCGTTGTTCGTGGTGTAGCTGGTATACTGGTCGCCAAGGTCGACCTGGAAAAGCTCCTTCACCTCGTCGACGGTATAGGAATACTCAAGCGAAATGTGGCGCGCGCCGACGAACCCGTCGAGCTGCTTGCAATAGCGATCGGGGATGACCTTCGTCGACAGCGGGAAGTCGATGATCAGCCCTTCGCGCAGGACGATTTCCGGCTCCTGCTGAAGCTGCTCGATCGAGGCCGTCAGCTCCGACATTTCCGCGTCGTCTTCGCCGAACTCGCCTTCGCCGAGCTCTTCGACGAGATTGCGCATGTGGTCGAGACGCTGGCGGGCGTCGGCCAACTGCTCCGTCAGACCGGGGCGAGGGCCGTATTCACGCTGAAAGCCAAGCTCGGCATAGCCGACGCCAGTTGTGCAGGCACGGCGAACGACGGTCTTCATGCCGCGCTTGAAATCGAGCGGCTTCTGTTCGCTAAGCGCATAGGCGAAGAGCGTTTCGAGCGTCTTGCCGTATTTGGTGGCGAACATGCGCCGCTGCATGCCCTGCTGGAAATCCTCCAACAAGGCTTGCGCCTGCTCGGCGCCAGCTGGCAATTGCGGCTCCGCGGGGACGGCCATGCCTGTGACAGGGTCGGCTGTCGGCGGCATTTGCTGCGCCTGCATGACGGCCATCTGCGCGAGCTGCGATGTCTGCATCGCGAGCTGCAGCGTCGCCGGGTTTTCATCCCAAACGACGAAATCCATCTTCTCGCGGCGCCTGGCGGTCGCCTTCGGATTTTTGGCGTAGAGCGCCGCGGTCTTCATCTTGACGTGGCGGCCCGTGATGTTGGCCCTGTAGTTGTCCTCGTTCCACGTCTCTTCGCAGCCCCACGTCGCGACCTGCATGTCGCGGCGCATGCGCTTGAACGCCTTGTCGTGGTGAGCCTTGTCCTGCTTGATCGTCCGAATAATCTCGGCGACCTTGGCCTTGTCGGAGGCTTTCGTCGTCTCGTCCGTGGCCTCCGGCGCCGCGGGCGAGTTGGGCGTCATGTCCGGCATTCCGGCAGTGTCGTCCGTCAAATCATACATTAAAATCCTCCGGCCGACTTGAGTGCCTTCTGTTCCGCCGCCCATTTGTCGGCCAGTTTGACCCAAGCGAGCGTGCCGAACGCTGGCTTGGTCGCTATCTTCTTATCAGAATTCGCAGCCGGTGCGAACTGGCTTTGCAGGCCAAGCCCAATATAGGCAAGGGTGTCGACTGCGTCGTCATGATTGCCGTTCGGAAAAGCCAACATTTCGTTGATGACCTTTTCCGTCCAAACGGCGAACTTCGGAAACAGAACCTTGCCCATAGCGACACGAGCAGCAATCGACTGCGCTCGTTGCTCCTTGTCGTTTGCCGGCGTTACTTCACGAATATTGATATAGGTTCCTGTCTCAAGCATCCGCTTTCGCAAAAATGGGCCGATCGATTTAGAAATGTGGCCTCTTTCGGCCCACCATAGCAACGGCCGTTGTTTGCCACCCGCCATTGCCAGCATTGCTTCGACGGCCTTGTCGGACGTCACTTTGGCCCGGAAACAATCCAGCACGTAGATATCGTTATTGCGGTCAACGCCTACCTTGATCATCACCGTGTAGTCGTTCCGTTGCCCGGTCGCTACGGCGTGGTCAGACGCGCAATAGATGCGCAAATCATCCGGCAGGTCTTTCGGTTCATAGTACCGAATTGTCTCCCGCTTAAACAGCACGCCGTCGGCCACGGTCGGCCGTTGCTGCGCGAGGGCCGCGAAGCCGAGCGGGTCGCGGCGTTGGTTGGAGTGGTGATACGCTTGGTCATAACGCTCGGGCCACAACGCCTCGCCTTCGACACGCCCCAATGGGTCGTCTTCTTCGGCAAGCGCTGGCAAGCGGATAATCATCCAATCGGCGGCTTCTTCCGCGTTGTAGTGCGGGTTTTCCGGGTCCGTAAGACGGCCGATCGGGTCGTCGGAGTGCCAGCGCGTCATCGTCAACAAGGTTAGCCGCAGGCCCATCCGCCTGTAGAACGCGACCTTGACGAGCCAATCCCAAATCTGATCGCGCATGGTCTGCGAGCGGGCTTCGTTCGCATCCTTGATCAGGTCATCGCAGGCGAGTAGATGCGCGCCACGACCGTTGATCTGGCCCCCGCGACCCGCAAAAATGATACGTCCGCCCCGCTCCGTCTGAATGTTGTCCTTCGCGTTGCCGCCGCGGCGCAGTTTGAACTGCGGGAAGACCTGTTTGAACGCTGGCGAGTGCATGATAGCGCGGACGTCGCCGCCGAAGTCTGTTGCTAGGTCGTCACCGGCTGCGGCAACGATGATATCCTTGTCCGGGTTATTGCCAGCGAATTGCGCGACAAGGCGCTTCGTCGCCAATTCGGTTTTCCCGTGTCTCGGCGGCATGCAGAAAATCAACTGATGGCATAGTCGACCATCGGAGAAACGAAGCTCGCCGCGAAGAAACTTGTCCAGGACGGCAGCGACTTTGCGGTGGAAGTTGGCCGCTGCATAGCGCGATTTTTCGATGTCGTTCGGATCTTCGGGGTCCGGCATCGTAAACTGCGAGAACGTAAGAAGGTTGCTACGTGCCTCGATCGCCATTTTCTGGCGCTTCAGAAGCCCGATCTGTTTCTGGATTTCAGCGGTATCGGGGTTTTGCGCCTTCAGCTGGCGCTGCTCTTCTTCCCACTCGTATCGCTTCCCCGTGAGTGGATTTACGCCTCGTTTCGCCATCTCAGTCCTTCGCCGGCTGCAGCAGCGAAGTGCGGCAATACGCTTGCACACGGATAGGCTTCTCGACGCCACATGTGATCGCGCCAATGCCGGGAACGTAGAGGGGATCGTCGCTAATCGCCGGGAGCAGCAACGTGTTCGCAAGCAGCATTCCGGCAATGAACGCGAAAGCGACGTAGATGGCCACCTTCATTCAGTGCGTCCTGTCGCGTTTCGTGAGCTCCGTCAGGACCGCGTCCAGGCGGGCATTCGTGCCCTTCTGCTCGTCTTTTATCTCGCGGATGTCGGCGCGGAGTTCTTCGCGCAGGTCGCGCATGCGGTTTTCGACACGGGAAATATGGGCGTCAAGGTCCACACGCTTGACGTATTCGTCGCGCGTCGTGTTGATGCGATGGTGCAGTTCATCGTCTCCGGCCTTGATCATATTCGATACGTGCCTCGTATATGTCGCCGCGGCAACTATCAGGCTAAATAGAAACCCTATTGCCCACTTAACGTTTTCGTCCATCTAAGGTTTCACCAGCCCCAATATATTACACGTTACTAATATTACCAACAGCCCTACATCGGGCCGTACCTCACTTCTTCCATTTCGACAGGATCTGCTCGCCCGCCTTGCCGATGAAGAGGGAGCCGACGATAGCCCCCATCCAGTCGCTCAGAGGTGCCGGCAGCGCCGCGATCGTCCATTCCTGCGGGTAGGCGCATCCCCGGCACCAAAGCACGCTGTAGACGCACACAGCGCCAAACCAGAAGCCCGCGGGGACCAGGAAAAGGATCGGGAACCACCAGCCGCGCCCGGTTAGAACCTGCGCTTGTGCACTGACGTAGCTTTGCACGGCCTCAGTCTTGATCCGCTCGCGCTCGGTGTCGTTATCGACCTTGCGGTCGATCGTCGACAGAATGCGGTCCAGCGGGCCGCGGAAGAAGCCAAGGACGAGCGACCAGATCATCGTGACCAGCCGAGCTTGTGAGCGAGATAGTAAGCGCCCTCCGTGACCGCGCCGATAACCGTGCCGACGAGGATCAGCAGGTCAGGGTCGTTGGCAATGGAGCTGCCCATGGTCGTGTCGAGGTAGCCCGCCGCGATCAGCGCGCCTGCGACATACCGAAGAAGAATGCGAGCGATTACGGCGGTCATGCCTGTTTCCTCTTGAGGATCGACGCGAACAGGGAAAGGAGCGCGGCGATGAAGCCGCCAGATGCCGGCGCGACAGGAACGTGGTCTAGCGGAGGTGTCGGAGCGGGCTCGACGGGCGCGATAGTGTTCTGCGGGTTCGCCGGAATGGGCGTCGAGCTGATCGGCGGCCAGGGTGTGTCCGCGATCCTGGCCCACTTGGTGTATGCGGCGGCCAGCTTCGTGTCGTAGGCGTTCTTGGCGTAGCCGGGGCCATTCCAGCTTTTCGCGACGACGGCCCAACGATGGGCTTTCAGATCGTCATCGATGCCCATCGACACGAGCAGCGAAACGGTCGCGTCGAGATGCGCCGCTTCGTCGTCCATGAAGGCCGACACCATGTCCTGCGGCGTCACGTAGCCAGCAGCGCGATGGTTCTCGCCAAGGATCTGCGTCAGCCCCCATGAGGCTGATTTCAATGCGGCCGTCTCGTCTATTTCCAGTGCCTGGATAAGTCGCGGGTAGCTGTCCTTCGGATAGGGCTTCTCGCCCCACTTCGGATAAGCCAGCCCGGCCTTGACGGCAGCATCTCGCCTGAGCCCGGAGAGATTGCGATAAAAGACATGCGGTTCGAAAAGGATCTTCGGCCTGTTTTGGCTGTCGAAGCCGGACCCGGCCGCTTCGACGTCCATGAACGCGTGCAGTTCGTCCTCGCCGACGCCGATCCGGCTGCCGATACGCGGGATGTCGATATCCGCGATCCGCTTGGCCTTCCCTTTAAATCCCCTGAAATCCGTCACTGTAGGGCCTTGTCCGCGATTGTCGTTCGCGCAAACCTACACGCCGGACGCGATTTAGTCTATAGGCCGCTAAATGCCGCAGCTGCCATTGAATTGCTTTCGCGGTTGTGGCTATTGTTTAATTCTACCCGATCAGAGGAAGATTTAAATGCTGGCCATAGCAATCAGGTGTGTTTTTATTATTGGCGTAGTCGTTTGCCTGGCCCCCTTCGCGTGCGCGGCTTTTCTATCGACCTTATGGCGGTGGGCAGAGTTGCATTCCGCTTTTAGGGGCGATGAAGCGGCTATGGGTAGAGCCGATTACAAAGCGGGGCGCGTGTATTAGCCGTTACACGTAAGTAACGCTACCCGCGCCGCCTGATCCTGGCCCGCCGTTCGCGCCTGTATTGAGATTGTTATATAGGCGCGCATTGGAGCCGGCGGCCACGTTGATCCCTGCGAACCCAACCGCGGAGATGTTCCACGTATCGAACCAAGTGTTGACGAAGCGGACATCGCAGCCTGCGGCGTTGACGAACACCGCATTCGCTTGAGAGTTCGACAGCCTAAGCGCGTTGAACCGGAGGTTATAATTGACCCCCTCAATGACCATAAGGTCAGCATTGGGCTCCCCGCCACCATAAACCGCCGGGTTCGCGGCATTATAGCAGTCGGAGAAGGATGCCGATCCGCCGCCACCAAGAGACGTGAAATGAAAGCCGCGCGGGCAGTCATCAAACCCGATATTGTTGGCGAGCAGACGAGATGTCACACCGACGCCAGCAGTGCCTGTCATTAGCAGGCCGGTGCGGTGCCCGAAACTGAAGATGTTCGAAAACTTTGGGTTGTCGTTCCTGGCAGAGCGAATGGCCGTTCCGTTCGTTCGCATCCATTTGCGGACGTCATTGTTGTCCGACCAGAAGAGCCATAGATGGATATTGTTGAGCACCGTGACATCGGCAGAGAAGTCGACATCGATACCCATGTTGAAGCACTGGCCTAGGATCTGCCAGCAACGCAGGCGACCAGCGGGAAGAGCCAGAGATCCGGTCAACTGAATGCCCGAATAGCACCCGTGAAAATATAGGTTCTCGCAGATCAGGTCATCAACAGAGGTGCCGCGGATGCAGAACGGGTAAACCGTTGGCGCCCAACCTGCCCCGATCGCAGGATGGTCCTGGAGCATGCCGAAGTTACGAAGGAATACGCCTGAACAACGCCCGCTGGTTGGCCGAACAACATCGAAGAGCGGCGCTGACGTGTGCATAATGTGGAACCACGTACCGCCACCGCGAACTGAAGGCGTCGTGCCGGTCGCGTACGTCTTGTAGGGTTGCCAGCCTTCGCCCTCGATCGTTACGCCCGCATCGATCGTAACGGCAGCGTTGAATTTGTAGGTGCCCGCCGGAGCGAATACCCGCTTGCCCGAGAACTTGGCGACGGCGACAGCGCCATTGAATGCCAGCGCGCACTGCGTCGTGTCGTCGCCCACGGCGCCAAACCATAAGACGCTCAGGAAATCGCCGACGACGCGCTCCCAATAGAAGCCAGCCGTGTTGCTCACGACGTATACGCCCTCCTGCGTATCCGTCACCGGTGGCGAACCGCTGCGCAGCAGGAACGTACCTTCACGCCCACTTTCGGAAAGATAAACTGGAGTTGATACAGAGTAAGAAAGGGCTTTAAGCCCTTCTCTCGTTTCAACGTAGTACGTTTTCGATGGCTGTTCGGTGTTGCCTACGCTGCAATCTTCGCCATTGATTGATATGTTAACGGTAGTCATTGCCTATAGCTTCGAAGCCGCTTCGAAAAAGGCGTCTATCTGACCTTCAGTGAAGCCCATATCGGCGAACCCCTGCGCCATCATCGGTTCGTTCCGGACGAAGGTGCCGGAGTATTCAAACGCGATCTGCACAGCGCGAGGCTGAGACGCTACCCATGCGTCAACCTGGTCTAGCAAGCCAGCCGCCAACAGCTGGAGTTTGAACTGACGTGCCGAAACGTTGGCAACAGGCGCTGGCATGAGCTCTGCGACCGAGATATCCAGGCCGTTCCGAACCAAATCTCTAACGAGCTTCAGCGTCGGCCCGTCACCTATGGAGTTTATATCGCCGGGGACCGTCAGAGGAATGTACGCGCCGTCCAAGACGAGCATGGTCTTTTCTGCATCGGTAAAATATGCGCTCACAGTCTGGCCCTCGCCTTGAATGAAACTGTCATTCCGCCGTTAGCGTTCGACCCAACAACGGCATTGGCACGCAGGCCTAGAGCGTTGACGTTATCGATCGAACCGGAACTCGCGTTCGTGTAGGCGAACACAGGTGTGATCGTCGGGATGGCGCGCATCTTCGTCGGAAAGGCTGCTGTCAATCGCAACGGGCCGGTAGTGTAGCCCGCCGTCTCGATCGAGATATTTCCATCAAGTGCAAACCGCTGGCAGCGCAATTCCTCCGTTGCGTTGTCTATGAATGGAAAAGGGTTCAACTCCTTCGTCAGATCGCCTTGTGCCAGATACCATGCAAGATCGAGCGTGCTATTCTGCGCCGCCGCGCCTTCCGTCCACATCAGGACGATGACGTTCGTTGCAGTAGAACCGATCGTCGCCGCCAGCGTGAAATCCGTAACGGTCGCCGCGGTAGGCGTGATTACGCCGACCTGGCGGACGATTGTCGTCGTGTTGATGAAGAAATTGCCGGCCGTGAACGTCCCTGACGTCCAGTTATTGACCACGTCCGAAATGGGAGCGTCGGCCGTTCCTGTCCATTCAAGGATGGCGTATCTGACTGCCGCAGCGTTCGAATACCGCAGCTTGCCGCCGAGAGTGACCACCTGCCCCCGAAGATCGTAGGTGTCCGTCGCTTCGATGATCTGAGCGTAGCCCATTCGCTGCGCTGTTGCCTGCGATTGCGTCAAGCGCATCATGCTCGCAAAGCCATCCAGCGGAGCAGTCAGCGTCGAGATCCCTATCGCCGCGGTCTGTGTCAGGGCGTAGTGCTGATCGTGTGCATAAGCGTCATCTACAGCTGTTGACGCATTGTCGAGGTTGACGCGACCGTCACCATTGATCAGGAAATTCTTCCTGTTTATGCGGCCGTCGTTCAGCGACATGACACCGCGAATGTCGTTGGTGCCGAGATCCAGGTCGCCGGACATAGTGCCGCCAGCGAGTGCCAGCTTGCCGTTCGTAAGCGTGTCCAGAGCAGACTGAAGGCCGGATACGGTCGAAATGGCCTGCGCGCCGGTGTGATTGGCGCGGGCAAACACGTCCGCACCGACGCCTGTCGGATCATACGTCGCGATCGACATCGCGCCCGCCAGATCCGTCGTCGAATACAGGAACGCCCATGTGGTCGGGCTGACATCCGGCCTGTTCAGGTTCGTAGCGTCATTGGCGACAAGCGCCCGATAGATCTTTCCAGCATAAGATACGCCGTCGCCCGCGATGTAATGAACGCCGAGCGTCCACGCGCCCCTGAGCGTAAATCCAGCGGTCAGGCCGGGCGCCAGACTGTCGACCGTGACGATGCCGTTCTGCAGCTGGCCGTCAGACCGGCGGATATCCTCGAGCGCGGTGATCGTCTGGCTGAAGCACGTCGAGATATTTGCGAGCTCGTTGTCGACTTGCGGGGCCGGCAAAGGCTTCGACGGATTGGTCGCCTGCCAACCGGAGAACGAATAGCTCGGAACGTAGATTGTCGGATCGCTCATTCGGCCCTCAATACTCGATTATGACTGCGCCAGCCGAACCGGCCCCGCCGCTTCCGGTCGATCCGCTATTCGCGACACCCCCGCCGCCTCCAGAGCCCGGAGCGGCCCCGCCAAGACCATTGTTCTGGCCACTGCCGACGACGGTCGTGCCGCGTCCGCCGCCGCCCAATGGACCAGAGCCGCCATTGCCGCCAAAACCGCCCGTAGCGGCGATTACGATCCCGTCAGCCCCGTAAGACCCGCTCAGATTGAGATCGCCGCCAGAGGCCGTGCCACCAGCCCCACCGCCGGCCACTGCGGCGTTGCCAGATCCTGCCGTGCCGCCATTTCCAGTCGGCGTAGCACTCGGCCCCGTGAAGGACGAATTGCCGCCCGCGGCTCCAACGGTCAGATTGTAGGTCGTGCCCGGCACCAGGTCCGTGAACCACTTGATGGACGTTCCGCCGGCACCCCCGCCGCCCCCGGCGCCTGTCGCGCCTCCGGAGCCGCCGCCAGCACCGCCCCCGCCGATGACCGTCACCTTCGCCCGCGTGACGTTAGCCGGGCAAACCCACTGCTGCGCCCCGGCCGATGTGAAAGCCGCGAAACTGGTGAAAAACCCGCCCATCAGGACGTTTGTCGACATCGTCAGCGTGCCGCCGAGCGACAATTCGGCCGGGTTGGCGCCAGCCGCCCCGGAACCGACCAATTTCGAGGCCCCGGAGAAATTCGCGTGGTCGGAAATCGCGACCTTGTCCTTGAGAGCCAGTGCCCCAAGGGTATAGCTCTGGATGAGCGCCAATGCCGTAGTCGCCGTATCGGCGGCCTCTACTGCAATAGCGGTAGCTTCGTTGAGATCGAAGGCTTGCGAAAACGCCGTGGACTTCAACGTTCCGTCGGGGTTGGCAAAAAGCTTGACGAAATCGACCATCGTCGAGGCCGCATTCTCGAGCGACGCGATGTCGCTGTCCATCTGCGTTCCGGGGAACGAGTTGTTGCCCTGGCCGACCTGAAACCCGGCGTACGAATAGGTTATAACGGGCTTGTCAGGGTAGCTCATTGCGCGGCGTCGGCCTCACTTCGTGCGTGACGATG